AGTTGAACTATTGCAACAGCATGAAGATAGAGGCTATATTGGCAATCTGCACAGCACACCACGAAGAATTTTGTACCCACATTATCAATATCCATTTATTAGTAATATTGATGAATTAACAAAAGAGAGCAGTGATGTTGATGATAAAAAAATATTTTTAGCACCTGTGCATAATGCATATTATAGCGATACATTTTTAAGCGTTTATGGCGAAACCATTGAATATGGCAATAGCATAGTGGTTACTGAAAAAACTTATACAGCACTTATAAAAGGTCATTTTATATTGCCATTTAGTAATTATGGATTTTTAGCAAGATTAAAATCTTGTGGATTTGTTTTGCCACAATTTATTAATTATGAATATGATTCAATTAAAGATGCCGATACGCGATTTGTTGCATATATTGATGAATTGAACCGCTTGCTATCATTAGACTTGGATACTTGGAAACAGCATTGGAATGATAATTTGCATTTGTTGTTGCACAATCAACGAATCTTTCATAACAGACCATATGACCGAATTGATTTAAGTAAATTAAAAACTTGACATTATATTTTATTGTGTTATATTGATAATATGATGAAACATAGAGATATAATGATCGATATCGAGACGTTAGGCAATACACCTGACGCCACAGTTTTAACCATTGCTGGCATTGCCTTTGATCGTATGGGCAATTATGGCAGTATAGCAGACCCTACTACACTGGATTATTTCTACTGCAGAGTAGATGTAGAATCGCAAAAGCGCGAAATCAATGAAGATACAGTTCAATGGTGGGCAAAACAAACAGACGAAGCAAAGGCAGAAGCTTTTGCAGAAGATAATCGTTTGCCACTAAGTGAAGCAATGCGTGGTCTCAATGCTTGGGCAGCGGGCGCTGATCGTTATTGGGCAAATGGTGTAGGTTTTGATTTTAATATTCTTGAGAGTTGCAATCGACAATTAGGCTATAATAGTGCTTGGCATTTTTGGCAAGTTTTAGATGCTCGCACAATCTACAAGTTAGTTCCTGACCACTTTATTCCACAGAATAACAAACACCATGCACTGTGGGATTGCTTATCGCAGATACAACGACTAACCGAATGTTTCCATAAGTTAGGCGTATATCCAAATAAGTAAGCAATGTTTGATAAGCAGCAAATTTTTGACTTACTTAAAAAAGATAAATCTAGTTGGCTAACGGCACATTGTGATGTGCCGTTTAATACTATAAGCATAGATTATAATGGCGACATATATCAATGTACATGCAGCGATTGGTTGCCAAAAAAATTAACTAACATTTTAAACTGCGCAAACAAAGAAGAATTTTTAAAATTGCTTGATAGCAATCCTGTTAAAGATAGTATTTTAGATCGCAGTCACAGATATTGTCTTGGCATTAAATGTCCAGCATTACAAGGCGAGTATAGCCAGCCTAAATCATATTTTACTGATTATAAAACTGTCATTGACGAAGGAATAGAATTTTTACATCTGAATATAGATAATAGTTGCAATCTTGCTTGTCCAACTTGTCGTAACAGCACTATTATTAATAAAAATAATGAACCGTATCAGTCACGTTTGCAAAATATTTTGGATAAAATTGATGAATATTTTTTTAATCCACAAACAATTAAAGTTATTCATTGTGTTGGAAACGGTGAATTTTTAAGCAGCAAGCTATTAGTAGATTGGTTATTAGAAAAAAGTAAGTTAGATATTAAATTTGCTTTACAAACTAATGGCACACTTCTTTATAAAAATCAAACAAAAATTTCCGCTATCTTAAAAAAGACCAAAGAGTTATATATTAGTATTGATGCAAGCAATAGCGAGTTATATTCTGCAGTGCGATTGAATGGCTCGTGGAATGATTTGTTAAAAAGTTTAAATTGGATTAAATTTTTCTCCAAATATAACAACATTGAAATTAGTTATAACTTTACAGTTAGTAATGCCAACTATCATGATATGTTAAACTTTATTGCATTTGCGCAATCATATGATGTACATAAAGTTTATTTTAGCAAAGTAGATCGCTGGCCACATATTAGTGATGAGCAATGGAAATCTATGAATGTCTTTAATGCATCTCATCCAAACAACAAACACTTATTGCAAATTTTAGAAAATGATGCATTTAATTTGCCATTTGTACAAAAAAACTTTTGACAAAATTACAAAATTAGTATATAAATAATTCTTCAAACTGCTATTAATCAAGGAGACTGGCATGAGCAAAACTTGGGGCTACCACCTACTATTAGACTGCACCGCTGGCGATAAGGAACTTATCGGATCAAAGGAAAATATCTATAACTTTATCAAGGAACTAGTTGTTGTTATTGACATGACAGCATTTGGCGAACCTTGGATTGAGCGTTTCGCAACGCATGCGGCAGACAAGGCTGGCTATAGTCTTTGTCAGATGATTGAGACATCAAACATCACTGGTCACTTCTGTGATAATGATGGCAATTTCTATATTGACGTATTCTCATGCAAGCCATTTGAAAATGAACTTGTGTTCTCTACTGTGGAAAAGTATTTTAAGCCACAGAAGATTCGTCATCACTATATTTCACGTGATGCTTAATGCGAAGGGGGCTTTTAGCCCCCTTTTTTATTTCACATAAAAACCAGGTAGTCCGCTGTTTGGAGCATCGGCATACGAAGTAAATTCAAAGGTTATTCTACCTGTAGCAAGTTGTCTATTAGGCCAAACAACACTAAAATTTAAACCTTTTTTACTATCTTTAGCAAAAATTTGAATAAAGTTTTGCTGTAATATTTCACGAGCTAGTGGTTCCCAATTAGGTAGCGCATTATTAATATTGATAGCTGCCTTTAAATCTTTAAGGCAAAGATAATGCATTATGCCTCCAGGCGTTGCAGTTTGACTTTTAATTTTAGATATATCATGTTTGCTTAAAAATGTTCTAAATCTTTTAGGCATATCAACTATATTTTTGCGACTATATTTTTTAGAATCCATCCATTCTGTTGTAATTAATACTATTTCTTCTCTGGTAAAAGGAGACATTCTAGCTAATTTACCCATACTTTCTGGAGCAACAGCAAGAATATAATTAAAAAGTAGGAACGGAACCACAAGACTTGCGGTACCGAGTGACTTCTCTGGATTTTGAATAATTTTTAAAAATTTTACTTCTTTTGCAAACTTTCTACTATTAATTAAATTACCAGGTATTTTCAAATTTACAAGAGAAGGTGCATTGCCTTTTGATCCACCTTTGCTACTAATATAAATTTCATTACCTGCCGCGTTTTTAAAATAACCAATACTATCACCCAATGGCGCATTTTTTTCTCGTGGAAAATAAAGAGAAATACTATTAAAACTTCTAGTGTCCATATGGTCCAAAAATGCATCGGCTGTTGGAAAATCTGCAATGCCTTTTACTAATGCAAGAACTCCCAAATATTCGCCAGCATAATCTCTGATTGCTGGTTTATATTCTGGTTTAATCGAAACCCAGCTTGCAGTAGAACCTTGTCTTATATCCTCTGCCAATTTCATTACATCTCTGCCAATTTCAGTGCTTGCAAGAACTTGGTTATTAATAACTTCATCAAAAATAGCGGAGGCACGAAATTTTCGATCACGAAAAATATCGCTTGGTTTAATAACAAAACTTTCTTTTGTTTCTGCGTATATATCACCAATAGCAACTTTTTCAAAAGCTAAATCTGGTGTTTTAAATAATTGACCTAATGACAATGTTTCACCATTAGTGCCAACAATTTTTATCTGATTTGCTTTAGTTTGTGGATTTGTAAGTAATTCTTTTAATTCTTCGTACTGACTTTTATCAGCAATAAATTCAGTTTTCTGATCTTTTTTTAAAAAAGGACTTCCTATATGAATTTTTTCTAAAAACCTATCAACTCTCCACGGATGTTTTTTAATTTCTGGCAAACTTAAATTTGCCTCATCTAGTATATTTTCAATTAAAAATTCATTTGCTCTCATCTTCTTTCTTCCCAATTTGGGTCATTGCGTATATCAGCTAATATTCTTTGTGCTTGATCTTGCGGCATAGCGCCAAGAATAGCTTCTACACTGCCTAAATCTTTTCCGCTTGCATTTTGACCTATTAATGTTTTAGCAACCGTATCAATATCATTACTTATAAATTCACCTTTTTTGCCGCTTTCATCACGCTTAAACAAACCTTGCCATGGACTCCATAGCATACCACGTTGTTTGGCAAGTAGGGTCATAAGCAATATTTTATTCTTACCTTTGTATGGGCTTCCTTGTGGTATGCTATGCACATGAAATTTAGAAATAGTGCTAGCTTGTGGCGTGACCATAATATCAGTTTGCGCTTTTGCACCATCGGGTAGGGGAATAAGGATATGCACATTAATGCCGCTTTGTGCAGTTTCAAAACCTAATCCACGCAAATAATCTGCAAGTGCTTTGCGAGCAGTTTTTGCATCATTTTGTTTGAACACTTTTTTTACAGATTCTTCATCTGCCATTACATCAAAGTCGCCACTCATCTTACCAGCAGTTGGTGTTGCGCCACTGCCGACAGGTATAACAGTAATACCTGTTTTGCCAAGCGCCTTATTAACCATATCAACTATATTTTTGGCATATTTTTGATCAAATTGTGTAGCAGCAGCAAACATGTTGCCGCCTTCCAACAATAGTTTTGATTCTACAATAAACTCACGACTGCGCATAGGGTATTTATTGAATTAGTGCTGTGCCTGACTAATTGCTGCGCCAAGTGCTGCACCAATCATAACACCAATAGCAAGTGCGGCCCCATCATTGCCGCCACCACGATTTGGTTCATAATAACCACGTGGCATTTCACGATGATGACCTCTTTGATACATCATTGCTCTTTGACGTTCCCAATTTGCTTGGTTCTGCATCTGCATCTGTTGTGCCTGAAATGGCGACATACGCATAAACATGTCATGTGCTTGCGCAGGCGTTGCTTGTGCTAAGCTACTTGCAACAGCCAATGCTGCTGCAATCTTAACACTGTTGTTTTTCCAATTACTGCCACCTTTTTTTGCCATTTCAGTTTCAATGGCATCAGCAGCTTCATCACCTTGTTTAGCACGAACTTGTGCTAATACATTATCAAACTTTTGTGTAATACTTGGTAGGATATTTTTTGCACTACTCTTTACTTTATCAGCAAAGTTTGCAGCTTTATCTTTTATAGTATCTAAAACGCCTTCATCAAGCTGTTCGCTTTCAACCATTACTCCACGAATCAGTTCTAATACTTCGCTGTCCATGCGATGGTTGATTTCAAGTCCTTCAAGGACTAACATTGTATATCTGATATCGTTGTTCATGGTGGGCAATCTCCTACAATTATTTAGGAGATTACTATCGCTGGGAAATACTTGATGAACACATCGCCTTTGAAATTACGAACCTTACGAATGCGTCCTACAATCTCGTCAAAGAAGTTCCATGCTAACGGCACAAAGCAAATTTCACGATCTGGATATTTTTTAAGTTCATCAATGGTAACAACAGGTATGCTCATGCCTGGCGTATATTTGCCTTGCTTGAGCGGATTATCATCAATAATAAAGTCCATATCAATGTTACCAAAGTTGAGTATCGTATTGCCCTTTGCAGGTGCTCCATAACCTACAATCAGCCGCTGGTGAGCCTTACGCTGCCCGTCTAAGACCATAGAAAGGTCATTGACTGTGCGTCTTGCACCATCTGCCCATGCTTGATAAGTTGTGTAATCATGTAGCCCTTGAATACGTTCCCAATCAAGATATGAGGATATACGAGCAGGACTGTGCTGGTCCGTTGAGAACACAAAGATATTACTGCCACCATGAATAGTGCCTTTGAACACATCAATCATGTTTAGGCCAACGCTATTAGCAAGTGTATATAAACTTTTCACACTAAAGAAGTTACGATGTTCATGATAAATGGTATCAAATTCATTATTCTGAATCATATCACTCTGCGAATTTTGAATAAACAACAGCGTGTTAGGATTCATAATATTGCGACACAATTTTAAAAATGTCTCTGGATCATCCTGATGCGCAAATACATTTTGTGCGTAAATGATATCGGGTGTCTTGCCTACTTTGAGTAGTGCTTCTGGTGTCAAGAAATCACAAATAATCTTATGATTTTTAGAAGAGATTGGATAGATGTTTTCAGCAGGATCAATGCCAATGGTTTCTAATCCATGCTTCTTAAAATAGTTTAGCTGGGTGCCATCATTGCAGCCAATTTCTAAAACTTTACGAGGCTTGACATCTGGAAAATATTCCATGACAAAATCTGCAAACCATGCAAAATAATTCTGCATAGTGAGACTAGTGCCACTGACATAAAGATAATTCTTAAATATAATATTTGCATCCACTGCATGCGTTAATTGTAGATGCGAACAGTCGCCGCAATAATTAACCGCAAGTGGATAAGTGTTTTCAGGCTCCGCAACCGTTGCCTTGAAACTATTGGCAAGCGGTTGGGAACCTAAGTCTAGCGTAAGTTTAAGGTTATGATTGCCGCAGCATAAGCAACGGCGTAGAGGTTTGCAATCGGTCATATGGTAGTTATTACAGTCCGATCATCTTGCTAAAATATTTGAAGCCACCACCACGATAGTCCTCTACAAGATAGTCTGCGAGGATTTCAAAGCGGATAGCCGCATCTTGATCGCCACACTTTTCCAAATCGTTCTTAGCTTCTTTTAAGAACTTGATAAGCGACGTAAGGGAAACCTTGTCGCTATCGACGAGGGCTGCTGCATGGGTCTTGCCTGCACGTTGGTTACTCATGGTATTTTCTCCATTGCTAATATACTCATATTATCACATTTATAGGGTTTGTCAAGCAGAAAATAACACTTGACAATCCTTATTTTTGTGTTATATTAGGTTAAATGATTCTTACCAGAGGATAAAACAATGAATCCGCAGGCTCCACAAATTCTTAACGATATCGTCGATGCCCTACGTGGCGCAAATCTTGTTGCCGTTACGGAAGATAACGAGGGTCGTGTCAATAGTAAAAAAGATGAAAATAATGTTATTGAATGGTTAATGGCGCAACCACAATTTAATGGCGCAGTTCGTCCTGTTGCGCTACGTGCGTTTGGCGACATGATTGTGACAGATGAAAATGGCACTGACCATTATGTTAATATCAAGACAAGCCGTGGTTCTAATGATAACGCTTTTTCAAAGCTAGGGTTCTTGTGGGCATTTACCGATTTGCCTATTGAAAAGATGCCTCGTAGCATCGGCAATAACAAATGGTTTGAACTTATTACCAAGCATCGTGCTAATATTAATCGTGACTATTGGTTCTTAAGTCTTGATAAGAATGATATGAGCCATGTTATTATTCGTGGCGTAAAACAAATTCAATTTTGGGGTCGCAACCCTACAAACAATCTACAGATTAATTGGCAGAAAGAACACGCCAATGAACTAACATCTTATACATTTGACGAAGCATGGCGCAATGTTATCGTTGATGGTGTATTATACTGTTGGGAAAAATATTGCGAAGGCATGCTCAATGGTATAAAGTATCGTCAGGAGAATATTTGAATGAGTGTCACGCTACACAACGCCAACTGCTTTGATATTTTTGCGCAACTGCCTGATGCCAGTGTTGATATGGTATGTGTTGATCCGCCATATGGAACTACAAGTATCAAGTGGGACAATGTGTTAAACTTTAGTGATATGTGGGTTGCACTTGAACGTATTGTAAAGCCGAGTGGTAACATTATTATCTTTGGCTCGCAACCATTTACAAGTTTAATGATTACCAGCAAGATTGATTGGTTTCGCTATGAACTTATTTGGAACAAGAACAAGTGCGGCAGTCCTGGCTTAGCCAAGATTCGTCCGCAAAAGGTCCATGAAAACATTATGGTCTTTAGTCGTGAAAGTGGCGCTACCTATAATCCAATTATGGAAAGTGGCGGTGCTTATAAACGTGTAGCCAAAGACCAAGAAAAAGGTTATGGCAGTGGCATTAATAATCATGGCTATGGATTTGCCAAGAAGCCACTGTTAGGCAGTGAAAACAGTGGCACACGTTATCCTAAAAGTATTCTTCATGCAAGCCGTAATTTTAGCGCACAACAAACCGTGCATCCAACGCAGAAGCCAACCAACATCTTAAACTGGTTGCTTATGACCTACTCAAATGGCGGCGATACTGTTATGGACTTTACAATGGGCAGTGGCAGTTGTGGCGTAAGTGCTGTCATGACAGGTCGTAACTTTATTGGCATTGAGCAAGATACCAACTATTATAACATTGCAGTATCACGAATTAACGGCACTACTCCAAATGTAGTGGGCCCACTTGACTTCCAACTAACTACACAAATTCCTGAAACAATGAAAACTGTGCCTGATGCTAAGCATGAAGTTGGCGTGTTAGAAAAGCTACGTGGTGGCACAAGCACAGAGCCAGCAGATACTCTATTTGAATAATTGCTTGACAAAGCAAAATCCTATGTTATATTAGGTCATAGATGGAGAATAGTTATGGCAAAAGTTATCGTTTTTGACATTGATGGCACACTTGCCAACACTGAACATCGTAAGCATTGGGTTGCAAGCAAGCCTAAGAATTGGGCTGCTTGGAACGCTGGTATGGCTAACGATACTGTTCATACAGAAATTGCGTGGTTACTCAATCTATGCGATAACAGAAATCATAACACACGCATTATTCTTTGTAGTGGGCGTGGCGAAGAAACTCGTGCTGTAACTGAGCAGTGGTTAGCAGATAATGACATCTACTTCGATGCGCTGTATATGCGGCGTGAAAAAGACTATCGCAAGGATAGCATTGTCAAGGTAGAATTGCTTGAACAAATCCGTAGCGACTTTGGCGAACCTTGGCTGTGGTTTGATGATCGTCAGCAAGTTGTTGATGCTATCCGTGCGTGTGGCGTTCGTGTTTTACAAGTTGCCGAAGGTAATTTCTGATATGACTACTATTATCCATATCAACCGAAATATTATACAGGCTAACTCTAAGCACAATAAGAGTGAGCCTGTAGTTCGCGTTGAACAAAATGGTGTGGTAACATATTGCATGGAAGTAGATATTAAGGGTCCATCTCGTATGGTGTATAGTCCGCATAAACCACGAAAATGCGGTGCTAAACTTTGGATTGAAACTGATAGTGAAATTGAAATGATAGGGGTAAAGTAATGCCAAAGCTGTATATGTTAGTAGGTGTGCCAGGCAGTGGTAAATCTACCTGGGTGGCAAATCAAAAGTTTGTGGATGCTATCATTGCATCAAGTGATGCTTATATCGATACGGTTGCCTCTGCGCAAGGCAAAACCTATAACGATGTTTTCTCACGTGAGATTGGTAGGGCTATGGATTTTTGCAAGGCGCAAGTAGCGACTGCTATTGAGTTAGGCAAAGATTTAGTATGGGATCAAACTAATACTATGGCAAAAGGTCGTAAATATAAGTTAGAGCAGTTTGGTGACGAGTGGCTTAAGATTGCTGTATTCTTTCCTACGCCAGAACTGCCTGAATTAGAGCGGCGTTTAAAGTCACGTGTTGGCAAAGATATTCCTCAAAACGTACTACAAGGCATGATAGATGCGCTTCAAGTACCAACTCTTAAGGAAGGGTTTGACGAGATTATAATGCTTGACAAGCCTTGAATAAGTAACCGATGAATAGTTTTCCACTCTTTGATAACTTAAACATTACTGAATACCCAATGGTGTATGGCTATTACACCTTGGGTATTTTTCTGCAACACAGACAAGATATAGAACCAATCTATATTAGAATGAATGCAAATAATGCTGGTTATTGTGGGCATGATGAAGAAAATTATGATTGGTTAGAGCCACAAATTAATGCTGCATTGGCTAATGGAAAAATAGTTTGTTTGATTGTATGGGATGAAAATGTTATTTTTCTGCGCAATCGCCAACTTGAACAAATCTGTAACAAATATGCAGATGATCGTTTTTATTTGATAACACAAATTGAAGAACCTGCAAACGATGTGTATAAGGTTCCGCATAAGTGGCAAGGATATCACTTACTCAAATGCAAAATTATAGAATTGCCATGGTGGTTATTAAATGATTGTTTAACATATTATCGAGTTGCCGACCGCACACCGCACACTTATACATACTCTCAGAAAAATTATCTTTCAATGGTAGGCAATGCATGGTATGAACATAAGTTTAATCTTCTGCGGCAGCTTGTAAAGTATAATTTACAAAATTATGGTATTTTGACCGCTCAACAGCAAAGCGATATTCCAGAAGATTTAGTAAATTATTGCATTCCAAATGAAGCACCGCCATATCAAAATTGTAATCCTCAATATGCAAAGATGGCAGCGCAGGTAATGGTAGGTGATACTTGGATTAGTAAGAATGTAGAAAACTACATGTATATACAAAATAGATATAGTGATGTTCCGCTTATCATGAATAGTGAAACAGTTATGATAAAATTATTTGCTACAGAAAAAAGCATTTGGCCAATTCTGTTAGGCAAATTATTTTTAACATATGGCAGACCACGCATTATGCAATATGTACAACGTTTTTACGATGTAGATATATCAAGCTATGCTAATTTAGATTTTGATGCGGTTGAAGGCTATTCATATGAAAGTCAAATATTACGAGCAATGACCATGATTGAAAAGAATCATAATTTGATTAGAGATTGTAGTGGTATGCATGCATCGCTACAGCCGCAATTAGAAGCAGCGCGTTGGACATTTGGTAAAAACATGTATAATTATTTTGTTAGCCAAATTGAAAAAATTGTTTGACAAAAATGCAATAATAGAATAAATTATAACAATGGGCGGTTAGCTTAGCGACTAAAGCCGGTTCCTCATAAGAATTTGATCGGGGGTTTGAGTCCCTCACTGCCCACCATTTTTTGAAAGAAATTAGATGACAGAATATATTGAGTTTAATACGGAAGTTCAACCAAGCATTGATATGATACGCAGTATGTTACACGATAACGTATGCGAAGTAACTTTTACTAAAGTAAATGGTGATTTACGCACGATGCCTTGTACGCTTAAACCTGATATGTTGCCACCTATAGTAGTCAATGAATCGCAAGAAATTGAAACACCAAAGCGCAAGGCAAGTGATAAATCACTTGCAGTGTGGGTCACTGATATTAATGAATGGCGTTCGTTTCGTATTGACAGCATACATAGTATTAGTGTAAAATAAAGATAATGCGCTCTTGGTGGAATAGGTAGACACAAGAGACTTAAAATCTCTCGCTTCGGCGTACCAGTTCGATTCTGGTAGAGCGCACCAACTATAAGTAACACATGCAAAAAACGCTAAACATTATTGTTTATAAACCTGGTTATGGCGGAACATTTATAAGTTTTTTGCTTTCACTTAATTCGCTATCATATCATATTATTCCACGATTTGATGACAATCATGATTTTAGCGAAAACGATCATGAAAAACTTTATTCTTATAAAAATATTAGGCAACGTTATGGCAGTTGGCGCAATCATCATGATGCATATGCTATTCACAATCTACAGCACATAAAAGCATTTGCCAATAATACACAATATCCAATTTATAATTGGGCAATACATCCTAGAGTTTTTTATAGCAAGAAATTAAAGATAAAAATTTTTCGTGAATGGCAAGTAAATTATCTTCACGTTAAACTAAGCCCGCATCTTGAATATATTAATGATGCATTTAAAGCAGCCAATGGTGGATTTCCACAGCTATTAGACGGCGAAGACCAACAAGACAATCATTATGTTCGTGATTATAGTCCATATGAAATAAACTTTGATAACTTTATATTAGGTGAAGAAAGTTTTATTAGCGAATACCAAAATGTTTGCAATCATCTACAACTTCCGTTAAATTTAGATACTGCATTAGAACTATACCGTGATTGGTATGTGGAGAGAAAATTTGCAGAATTTATCAGATAACCAAACTTATAAAATTGACATCACGCTGCCCGCTACTCATGCTGCTTTTTCTAAATCATATTGGATTGACCAGATGTGCAAATGGTGTGAAGAAAACAATGTTAAATTTGCAATAAATCAATGGCCACGTGCCAACGAAAATCATGGTTGGACAAGCCAATGGACATTTAACAACAGCGAAGATGCTGTATTATTTGCACTACGTTGGAAAGATAATGATTGGGGGATAGCATGGTTTCCAGTATAAAAAATATTGTAGTTATCGGCGATAGTCATCTTGCTGGCGCAGAATTAAAATTAGAAAAAGAATCGGTTTGGACATCAATAGTAGGTAAAAAAACAGGGTTAGGTGTAAAAAATTTTTCTAAAGGCGCAACAAGCAATGAAAGAAATATGCGATTGCTGCCTGAAATATTATTAGGAAGCAAAGATTGCTTGGTCATTTATGGTTTAACAAGTTGGTTACGTAGTGAAATATTTTCTCAAAAAACATACTATCCAGTAGGCATTAATTTTGCTAAATTATTAGAAAAAAATTTAGGACAGATACAGTCACATCACAAAAAATTAAATGATGTGTATATTGATAATTTATTGCAATCCTCTATTGATGAAATGAGCGATAATAATTATAGAATATTAAATCATTTAATCTATGTTGAAAGTTTATGCAAACGATTTGCCAACGATTATTTGTTTTTTCCAACTATGACAGGCTTAATTCCACATGATATTAAAAAGCAAAAAGTAATTTTACAAGCGTTAGATACAAACAAAATTATTAAATTTGGTAATCATAATAATTGGCATGATTGGTGTGCATCACACTCTTTTGCTCAAGGCGCATTAGGTCATTTTTTAGAAGAAGCACATGAAAAATTTGCTGATTTGTTTATAAAGAACTACTTAAATTAATCAGTAATGTGACCTAAATTCGTAGGTATGCTTGGATCATCTTCGCCAGTGCGCAACACACGATTGGTAAGCAATTCAACCCACATCTTGTTATCCTTTGCGCCATTAAGTTTCCAGAAGTTAAACTTAATATTGCTTTGAATAGGACGCACAAACATTGTTAGGTCTTTTGGCACTAGCATAAGTTGTGCAGTGGTACGCATCATCTTCTTTTCATCACTGAGACGCATTGCATTTAGTTGCCAATTATCAACATATTTCTTGGTTAGCCAATCAATAAGTTGTGCTGGTGTCTCTGCGCTATCAACAACATGCTGTGCAATAAGCAAACGACTGCGGCTACTAATAGCACTCATGCTTTCGCTATCATCTGCGCCATATTGATAACCTGCCCACTTTAACCATACACCATGGTTTGTACGAGCAACAGTTGTGTCTTGGTCAATTTTTTCAATCTTGTATTTGTAGTCTTTATCTTCATAACCGCCAGGTGCCCAAGCACCTTCAAGTAGATAACATTCTTCGCGATTAAAAATAAGAGTACAGCCTGGTAGCTTTTGTTTAATTAAACTCATGCATACTGCTTTAATATCAGTAAGAGTTAGTGCTTTTTTAATTTTGATACCATCTTTACTTGGAGTCTTTGTGCGAACAGTAATTTCTTTTTCATCGTCCAACACCATAAGCGATGCAGAGAGAATACAAATACCGCTATCATTCATGCCTTCGCAGTATTGTGTAATATCATCCCAAAAGTAAAGAGTTTCGGTGTTTTTATTTTTCTTTTTACGGAATGATAGATCAGGCACATAGTTGCGGTCACGATTTTTAACCCCAACCCAGCCAGTTCCTTCAAAATATTTTGCAATTACAACGCACATGTAAGTATTTATGTGACATATTGTGAATGGTAAATAGTCGTATAACCCAAAAGGAAAACTCATAATGGCAAGCATTGACCAACTAAAAGAAATTTTTCATGGTGCAAAAGAAGAGAATCTAGACAAGTTTTGTGATGCACTCAATGAAGCAATGAACGAATTTGAAATCAATACAACTGCACGTGAAGCAATGTTCCTTGCACAGTGTGGTCACGAAAGTGGCATGTTTAGTGCAGTAAGTGAAAACTTAAACTATAAAGCAGAAACTCTCGTAAAAGTATTTCCAAAGTATTTCCATGATGTTGATCCTAATGACTTTGCAAAGCAACCAGAAAAGATTGCTAATCGTGTTTATGCATCACGCATGGGTAATGGTGATGAAGGCAGCGGTGATGGTTATCGCTATCGTGGGCGTGGTCTAATTCAATTGACTGGTAAGAGTAACTATGAGCGTTGTGGCGCAGCATTAGGTAAAGACCTAACAAGCGATAGTGATTATCTATCAACGCCAGAAGGCGCTGCTCGCAGTGCTGCTTGGTTCTTCCAAGAAAACGGCTGCAACGAAGCTGCTGACGCTGGCGATTGTGTAAAAGCTACTAAGATCATCAATGGTGGCACAATTGGTTTAGAAGAGCGTGAAGCACTATATAAGAAGGCATCGGAAGTACTAGGTGGCTAATGCCATTATTAATTAGTGGCGGCGATTCTTTTACGTGGGGCAGCGAACTAGGAGACGAAAATGATAAGTCTCCTAGTAAATTTACATGGAGCGCATTGTTAGCAAACAAACTTGGTTATGATTATAAATGTGTGGCAAAACCAGGTTGCGCAAATAATACTATTACTCGCAGAGTGCTACAAGCTGTAGGTGAAGCTGATACACAAGATTTATTTGTAGCTGTTATGTGGACTTATACACATCGCAGCGAAATCAGATTGCGCAATGCGCATCCATACAATACTATAGTTCATGATTCACGCCTTGCAAATCAATTTGGCATTGATGATTACTATATTAATTTTAATGCATGGCATGGATTATCACTTGATGAAAAATTAAGTTTTTTTCCTAATGGATTAAGCGATGGTCAGCGTAAATTTTTTAGTGAGCAGCATAACAAGCTTACAGAAATAGGCGTGACGCAAGCGGCTGATCAATTTTACAAAATAACAGGCGATCCGATTAGCCATCATATCGCCACAGCAAAAGAAATTATACTGCTGCAATTATTTTTAAGTAGCAAAAACATACCATATTTCTTTTGTTGCGCTACTAACGAATTATATGATGCTCAACCACAAGAAGTGTTAAGCAATGCATGTTATCAAAACATTGATTGGAATCACTGGAAAGTTGGTGTTGGTTTTCATAATTGGTCACAGCAAAATAACTATGCTATAAGTGGAAATCATCCTGGCAAAGAAGCACATAGCGATTGGTTAGATTTATGCTACCCACAAATAAGCACATGTTTAAAAAATTAATTTGCAGCGGCGATAGTTTTAGCAGTGGTTATGGATTACGTGATGCACAATACTCATGGCCGCATTTGCTTGGACAAAAATTGCAACTGCCTGTTATAAACCTTGCTCGCGAAGGCATGGGCAATGAATATATTTTCCATTCAATTATAGAAGAAAATTTACAAGATTGTTTAGTCATACTTGGTTTAACTGCGTATAGTAGAATCGAATTTATAAATGCTGCAACTAAAAAAATATTTACTACTATTCCCAATCGTCGCGGCACTACACAATTTGATGAACTATTTTGGAAATATTATTATTCTGACGATTATTATTTCAACAAGTTTTGTAAGCAATGGATGATGTTTGATGCTTATATGAGTCAAAGAAATGCACAATATTATATGTTTGACGCATTGCCTGTAGCAAGAACTATGCCAGTGATACCGCACAACTATCTATGGCATGGTGATGAAAATATGTGCAGTATTACCTACCCACACAAGCTTACGGATGGTCACCCTACCGAAATTGCCCATGAAATAATGGCAGAAAAATTATCAAAAATAATGCTTGACAAAACTGGATAATATAAGTATATTAAGAATATAAGAGAAGTGGGCGGTTGGCACAGTGGTTAGCGCATCTCGTTTACACCGAGAGGGTCCGGGGTTCGAATCCCTGACTGCCCACCATTCTTATATACGGTGAGGTGCCTGAGAGGCCGAAAGGAGCGGTTTGCTAAACCGTCGTACCCCACAAGGGTACCCAGGGTTCGAATCCCTGTCTCACCGCCATTATTTTTGGATGCGGCATGAAAGTATTATTTCTTGTAGAAGATATGGAATGTGCTGCACCACTGCATGCGTTAGGCGATGTAAAAATCATAACTGAAACTGAAATTACTAAAGATACGCCGTATGAAGATAGTAGCACTAAAGTAGGTTATAGTCAATATGTTGTAAGTCGTGCTGGTAACTTAGCTAAAATTTATAATTTTAAACCACCGCTTGCTATTGTAATGCAACAGGATCATCAAACAGCAATTAGTAACATTGTTCATGACAAGAGTGTGCGGATAGTCCATAGCATAATTCCACGGCGATTAACTCAAAGTGTTACATACAAATGTGATTATACATTTTTATCAAGTGAAGTATCGCAAGATGTTTTGCGTGATATATTTGAACAAGTGGTCTCGTAGCTTAACTGTATAGAGCAAGTGGCTTCTACCCACTAGGTTGCAGGTTAGAGTCCTGCCGAGATCGCCAATTACTCACGCTGTGGAAAATAATCTTGTTGCACACCTTCACGATCTATATCACTGGTGATACAGTGTAAGCCGCCATCCCAAAAATAACGATGGCGAAAATTTATGATATGTGGCGTAATTCCATAGCGTTCAAATACATCAAATACAGTTTTGTTATAATTGTTACAAACTACATTTTTCTCATCAATGACGAGCATATTAACATCAAAAACTGTTTCTTCTACATATCCAACCCAATGCCCTAACCAGTGTTCCACATACTCAGTAAAATCATCATTAAGTTCTTCGCCACTTACCCACCACTTGCCAGCGTTTTTCTTTTTTAATTGCAAAAATGGTTGAATCGCATCCCAACTTTGATCAGGCAAGTAAATTACTTCCCAATCAGGAAAAGTTTGAGCATATGTTTTTATTTCATCAATGGTTATAATTAAACCAGGCACAACTGGACAAAAACAACCATCAATGTGTCCGCCTGTTGGAACAACATGACACCTATAATTTGGAAATAACATTGTTTTTTTAATTACATCAGATTTTTTTTCATCAAATGCTGTGCCAAAATATAAATCTTTTCCAACTCTAGTAATACTTGAAGCATCTATCCCTTTTTCAAAAGATATTTTGTTTTTTTGATTAGCAATAAATTTTAAAATTTCGCCATAAGAAACTTTATTTTGTACATTTGTGTTTAAGAAAAAATTATTGCCAACCATTATACTATCATCTCTTGGAGTCATTGGTGGTTTTTTATAAACACCGTTTTCTTGTTTATAGTCTTCGTTTGAATTGCTTAAGTGTGGTCTCAAAACATTTACATCAAAACTTTTTAATAGTGTAATTAATTTTTGATAATCTTCTTCTGTTTCGCTTGCAATTCGTTCCATAACATTGCGCACACGTGAATTGGTAATATAACTATAAAATTCCGGCGGATAAGAACGACCTACAATACATGTTTTTAATTTATTCCAATGTTGATGCACACTATACATTATTGATTGACTTTCTCTACAAATATGTTATATTTAAGTCAATAAATATTTGAGCATGAAAATGAATGAGATAATCCTAGAAGCAGGCGGTCAGCCAATTTACTATTTTGCATACGGTATGCTAACCGATCCTGGTATTATGAGTGATGCTAAGTTTATTGGGCGCGGGCAGTTACAAAATTATAAGTTTGAATTTTATAAGTTTGCCGATGTTATAGAAACCGCTGGCTCGCATGTTGATGGTGTCCTATGGGAACTTCCAGATGAAGCCATGCTGCGCTATCTTGACCATATTGAAAGCTATCCAAATATGTATGGTAGGAAGATTGTCCCAATCTTTGTGGGCGGTCAAAAGTATGAAGCATGGGTTTATTATATGACGCCATCTACTCGTGAATGGGCAGGCAGAGACCGCCGCCCTAGTGATTCCTATGTTACAACCATCGTAAATGGCTATAAACATGCTGGAATTACCACAAATCAGGTCGGAAAAGCCTATAAAGAAATTGCTTGACAACCCACAAATCTGTGTTATATTAGATTATAAACAGGAGTAGGACCAATGCACTACGAATTTCCCCGTATCACCCACCTTGATCAGGTTCGTCCTGCTATTGAAGGTCGTGATGAATTTATCATTGCAGAGCGTGATTGGGGCTATGTAGTCAATTACATGGTCAGCATGACCGATACCTTTCCTCCTGTTGAGACGGAGTTGGATGCGATTCGTCGTGAATGTCGTGGTATGCTGTTCCACAAGGACGGCTCTATCATGTCACGCCGACTGCACAAGTTCTTTAACATCGGTGAGCGTGATGAAACGCAGTTTGGGGCGATTGACTTCACGCAGCCACATGTTATCTTGGAAAAGTTAGACGGCTCTATGATTACGCCTGTTTCTATACCCGATGGTAGCATCCGTTGGGGGACAAAAATGGGCTTGACCGAAGTTTCCATGCAAGCAGAAGAGTTTGTTGCTCGTCATCCACAGTATGAGCAGTTTGCTCGTATGGTCATGGATAACTTGGGCTTTACTCCTATCTTTGAGTGGTGTTCTCGTAAGCAACGTATCGTTGTGGACTATCCAGAAGATCGTCTTGTGCTGATTGCTGCTCGTAACACTATAAGCGGCAAGTATTTCAGCCTTCGTTGGTTGCAAGAATACGGCGAGATGTATGACATAGAAGTTGTAAAGACCTATGAGGGTTCTGCACAATCTATGGCACACCTTATGGATGAAACTCGTGATGCCGAAGGCATTGAGGGTTATATCATTCGCTTTGATGATGGTCACATGGTCAAGTGCAAGGGTGAATGGTATCTGCGTATCCACAAGACTAAGGACAATCTGCTTCACGAGAAGAACATCATTGAACTTCTTGTAGAAGAAAAGATGGATGATGCTAAGGCGTTTATGTTAGATGATGACCGCAAGCGTGTTGAAGAATTTGAAACTGACTTTTGGATGGGTGTTGCCCAAGTCATCAAGTCATATGACCAATACTACGACACGGTTGTTGCTCATGGTCTTGACCGTAAGCGTTATGCGTTAGAGTGGATGCCTACTATCAAGGCACAAGACCAGTTCGCACCTGGCATTGTGTTTGGTAAGTTTGATGGTAAGGATACTCGCAAGATGGTTATGGACTTGATCCGCAAGCATCTTGGTAGCCAGACTAAAGTAGATGAAGCCCGTTCACTGTGGGGTTCATTCCGTTGGACTTATCACTTTGAGGGCGATGCCTAATGTTGGTAATTGAAATACCATATTGGGTTATCACAACTGATGCAATCATGGTTGTATGCTACGGTGTATGTGCCATGATTGCAGTAGGATTTGATATTCATAGGAATAACTGGCGTAGCAAATTAAAAGACTGCAAATCGTGGGTGCTTTCCAAATATAGTAATTATCAGTATAAACACCAGGCTAATGTTACAATTGTTGAGGGCGCTCACGTATCTACTATTAAAGAATTATATCTTGAAATACGACAATGGGTTGCAGAAAACATTGACAATCCTGAAAAAACATCATGGTCGGAAGCTAACGATATTGTAGCAAATAATGTTACACTTATAAGTTTAGAGCCAACCGTGTTTGTTTTTAAGTTCAAGCGAGCAAAAGATTTAACACACTTTGTAATGCGGTGGTCATAATGATAGGATTTCATTTACGGATAGGCAATCCATTTGCCAAATCTTGGGTATTTACTCGTGATAAGTTTTTACGAAATTATCGCATTACCAAACATAAAAACTTGGAAATACAAGTTTCATTTTGGAGTGGTTTAGATGAATTTTTTAGTATCAATCTTGACACTTGGTGGTTTGGTCGTGATCATGCTGGTCCAGAATTTGACTTGACAATCTTATGGTTTTATGTTAGTGTTAAATTATATGATGATCGTCATTGGGACGATGCGAATGAGTGTTGGGAAAAGCACGATGAATGAACGAATTAAAGAACTTGCGCTAGATGCTGGTCTGTTGAACTATGTAGATCATGAAACACCAAGGCACTACTTCATTAATGGCCATGCCGAACAAGAAGATGTTGAAAAGTTTGCTGAACTAATTGTGCGTGAATGTATGGAATGGTGTGATGCGCATGCTACAATTGATGGCACTGCTCAAAAGATTCGTGATGATATAAAGAAATATTTTGGAGTTGAATAATGAGATTAGGAACACCATTTGATGCACTGCATGAAGCCGTAGCCGCTGCTGTGCATCGTGACTTGCCTGAAATTACCTATCAAGACCGAGATTGGGATGCTTACCGTGCCTTGAGCAAGGAACAGCAAGGTGCGGCAATGAAGACCGACACTGTGCCAAGGGTTACTAAAACTCGTCGTGTTCAGGCAGATGAAGTAGAAGTAGTAATGTTCCCACAGACTTGGGGCAGCACTGCGCTTGGCTATGGCGGCATGGGTGGTGCTGCAATTTCGGGTGCATACACAGTGGTGGTCAGTCACAAAACCCACCTATGTGTATATTTTGGATGTGGTCGGTTGGCATACAGATTAGATTATGCTGAAATGAGTGCAGAAGGTCGTGATAACTTCCGCAAGGACTTGCATGGTCATACCTTAAAAGATATTGCTGGATCAGGAGTGTATCGGTAATGGAAGCGGAAATTGCAGCAATCCGTGAAAAGATTGCCAAATTAGAGAAGTATCGTGATCTTGTGCGGTTTATTGCTAATGACTCGTATGAATTGAGTTATGAAAAAGCACAACAGCAGCGTGATGATTGGCGCAAACGCTGTCAGCGGTTGTTGATGGAAGTAGAGACTTACTGATGGGTTTAGATACCTTCACAGTTAAAACATATCATATTACGCTTACATGTGATGCATGCAATCATACGGAAGAACACGCACACGAGGAAAACGATAAAGATAATTTGGCTGATAATATTGACAATCGCAGTGCCAAGCGTAGAGAACAATTGCGTGGTTGGAACTATTCTTATTACAAGATGGAACCAGTATGGGATGCATATGCAAGATTTGAAAATCCAGAGACACAAGAAATGACACGCACTCTGTTGTGTCCAAAATGCAGTGAGGAGAATATAAATGTTTGAAGCAGAATATAAGTGGTATTTTATTATGATGGCAGTTGTTATGTCTGCCATTATGGTTGGTGCAGGTGTTGATAGTTGGCAGAAGAGCAGTTGTAAAGTAGAATATGCCAAGACCACACGCACAGTTGCAGAAATCAACGAGATTTGTAAGTGACCTATACTACAAGTGAATTGTTTAGACTGTGGGCAGAAGATAAGTTGCGGCTTGTTCATGACCCAGAAACATTTGAAGGTTTCATGATGTTTGCGGATAGTAAAAAAATAATTCCAAACGCCGAAAAACCATGGGTGGTCAGTAAAGAGTTTAATGATATAATGTCACAGTTAGTAGATGCTAATCGCCAAAGGTATATGAACAGATATGATCACTGTTGAAAAATCCGATACTGTAAGTGTAGGTCCAAATCATAGACAATTCAGGTTTATTGATGGTTTGCGTCTTGTGCCTCGTGCCGAAATTAGAATACACAACGGTGTTCAAGAACATGAACGCAAACTGATTGAAAAGTGGATTAAGTCTGGTCATATTCAAGCCTATGCTAATATGACCAGTGAAGAATATGTGTTGGCATCATTGAGAAATGGACAATGAAAGTTAATTATGATATACTTAAAACTATTGTGGTAATCGCTCTCATTGCTGGCGGTGCTTATTCTTCTGGCGTTAGTCATAATGGTGAGTGGGCAGGATTTTTGTTTTTGGCTTGGTGGATTTGGTAATGGATAAAGTATCGGTAGAAGAAATCTTAACTGATTGGAAATATATTTCACTGGCAGAATATGCTCGTCACATTAATCTTGCACAGGTTGGCATTGATGCTGCGCTTGTCACGAGTAAAAGTGAGTTTAATCGCCTGGTAGATAGCGGTGGCATACGGCTAAATGGCACCAAAGTAAATGACCCCAATGCTTTCATCTTCTTTCCACCAAATAAAGATTTGACAGATATTAACAGCAGTGTTATTATGAGTATAGATCGTAAAAGAGCAGAGGCAGTAGGCATATGACCAAAATTGTATATAATGCGTGTCACGGTGGATTTGGATTGAGCCATGAGGCTACCATGCGGTATGGCGAACTTGCTAATCTTAACCTTCTGTATGTTGAGGGCGATCACAGATGGACTAGCCATTACTACAAGGATGGCATTGAAGACGATGACCATTTCTTTTCTGCTAGTGATATTGAGCGTGATGACCCTATCCTTGCACAGGTTGTAGAAGAATTATGTGCAGCAGCAAACGGTGATTTTGCTCGCTTGGCTATCCGTGAATTGGCACCTGGTACGCAGTATCGTATTGATGAATATGATGGATATGAAAGCGTGATGACCATTGATGATTATGTGTGGAGCGTAGCATGAAGAAGTATTTTAATATATGGAACTTTTTTATGTTGTGTTGTGCAGCAATTTTCACGCTGTCACTATATCAAATGACACTGCCGTATGAACCAAAAGATGATAGTGATGGTCCGCACGAAAATAGCCATATGGATGTCTTTACTGATTATCTAACAGGTTGTCAGTATCTGTATCGCTATTCACTTACGCCTCGCATGGGTGCTGATGGAAAACAAATTTGTAAGAAAGTAAACTAAAATGAAAAAGATTTTACTAGCAGCAACCTTGCTATTTGCTACACCAGTATTGGCAGATAATCCTGCTACCCTTAGTTGTTATTTCCAAAGTGGCGAACACTTTACTGTTGTGGGTAGTGGTGGCACAACTATGATCCAGTGGGAAAATAAAGGTTTCCGCAGTGCTATTTCAAATTTTGAAAACCCTTGGCTAGTCATCGTTGAAGTTGCCGATAATGGTAATCGGTTTAAGATGATGATGAACGTTAAAACAAAAGAAGCATTTGGCGAAACACAATTTACAGATGGTCACAAAAATGGTGGTCCGCTGTGGTGTGCATTTCAGTAATTAGCAATGAAAAAAGGAGAAAAACACATGGCTAAGATTAGTGATAAATTGGCGAAGGTCAATGATAATTATACCATCAACATGTATGACAATGGTTTCATGATTGAAGTTGGCGGTCGTGATCATGATGATGATTGGAAGACTGCCAAGATCATTGTAAGTTCAGTTGATGAACTTGTTGCTCTTGTAAAAGAAGTAGCAGAACTTCCTCGTGACTAAAAAGAAAAACACGAGCGGCATTCATATTTTTGTTGCTGAACTTGCCAAGATTAAAGATTGGTTAGACAGCGACCTAATGATGAGCGCCAAAAGTGTAAAGATCATCGTATCAAATAGCACTGGCATTGGCGAAAATGTTGATGCCATTGCTATTGACGAGCATGGTGAAGAAATAGCAAAACTTGATGTAACTGATTATGAGAACTGGTGATGTTAGCAGACGGATATTTTTGGGACATCAATCCTTTTGGGCTTATATTAGATGAAGACCTTCCCATCGCAAAAATGGGTTGGAAAGATGGCGATAAGTTTATATTACACATTAGACCTAATGGGCATCGTGCGCTAGTTAGGCTTGATCCACTTCGTGAAGTAGTGGAAGATTATCAACGCAAATTGGATAGTGAAAATGAGTGAAAAGAAAAAGTTTCCTACACTGAAATTTAGTTGGACACAGCCATATCCTGAATTAAATGGATATGCCTGGGTAGATGAACTTGATGAAAGTGATATGATGATGATTTATCTTGACATGCTCGAATTTGAAGTTGAGAATGGCAAGGTAGATGATGCCGTAAAAATGTTGAATGACATTGGTATCAAATGCTAAATAAAAATGTAGGGTCACTCTGAATGGCACCTATAACTAGATAAAAATATAGACAGTAGTAAAAACTAACTTTGAAAACTAACTTTGAAAACTAGCTTATAAATTAAAAATAATAATACATGTAAAATAACTAGCAGAATGTGAAGAGTAGAAACTAAACATTATCGTATTAACTAGAAGATAAGAACACCGTAGATTAATTTCTGCGGTGTTTTTTTGAATAAGTAACATCATGTTGCAACCAGATCACGATATATTTTTTGTTCATGGTACTGGCGGAAGTTTTATAGATACAATTTTTTTATTTTATTTTTATCTTTCACATAAACAATATACAATACGTGAATTACAAGAAAAATTCTTGCTAATAGGTAAAATGGGCGAGTGTCATGATGCTACTCAATCTCCGCATTATCATACTGTAAGTGATTTAGAATTTTATAATCCAAATAAAAAAAATATTGCTATACGATATACACAAGATGATGAACAATTTATTTTAGATATGGCATATAACAAACTATTTTTACAAGAATCACATACTACCGATAAATTTTTATCCAATTTTAAATTGAATAAAAAAATGTTAAAAAACAAAAAAACATTAGAAGACACTATAAAAAAATTATGTCAAAAAAATGTAACACATTGGAGAGAAAATTTTGATTTTTCAAAAATGAATTTGCTAATAGATTTTAATACAATTTATGGTAGAAATAAGGAAAATTTGCATGATATTATTGGTGATTTTTTAAAAATTGAAAAATTGCCAATTATTGATGATTATATTAAATTTTATCAAAATAAAAATTCAAAATACTTTATTATCTAAATACTATACCCAAAAAGGAAATATCAATGAAGAAAATTCTAGTAGTACTACTCGCACTTCTAGTTCCAACATTAGCACATGCTTGGAACCAACGTCCAAATCAGCCAGATGCTGTCTGTGCTGCGTTCATGCCTTATGGCAAGATCACTGATACACAAAAACACGATACTACTCCACTCTGCCGTCAAGGTTATTTTATTCAGCATGATAATGCTGCTAAGGAACCACTATGGGCAGCATGGGAAATCACTCCACAGCATGTCAATGGCTGCGTAGCGCGTAGCAACGCATTTACTGCTGATAATGCTCTACCTGCTGACAAGCGTAGTGCGCCAAGTGATTATGCTGCAAGTGGTTATGATCAAGGACACATCGCCAATGATGCACATCAGTCTTGGGATCAACAGGTTGAATATGAATCATTCTTAATGAGCAATATGTCACCACAGTTACCAGGTCTTAATCGTGGTATCTGGAAGTTACTTGAAGGTTCAACAGGCGCTTGGACATTCTCACGCAATCATACACTTCTCATCTATGCTGGTAACATTTACACAGTTGGCAAGGATAAGACAATCGGTGCTAACAAGGTAACTGTTCCAAACAAGTTGTGGAAAATTGTTATTGATACACAGACCAAGGAAGTTTATGCGTTCCTATTCCCACAGGCTGAAAATCAAGGCAATGACCTAACCAAAGTTCAAGTTAGCGTTGCTGATGTTGAAGCTGCAAGTGGATTAGTATTTCCACTTCCACCAGGCGCTGACAAGAAAGCAAAACCTGCTCTTTGGCCAGTAGATTTTAAGGCAGTTGCTGCTGCAAAGAAAACTCTCTGCAAGGGCGATCCAGGTAACGACTAATATAACGGTACCAAAGGGGAAGTTAATACTTCCCCTTTTTTGTAATAAATATTTCAATGGCTGACAGCATTTTATATTTTTCATATGGGCATAATACTAATATACCCGAATTAAAACACCGTATTCCAAAAGCAAAACGAATCGGTGTTGCTGTAGCACCAAATCAACAATTAGAAATAAATCATTATACTAATATTGTGGCAAAAGATGGCGCTAAAACCTATGGTGTGTTATGGGCAGTAGATACTGAATCATTAAAAGTGTTAGATTGGTATGAAGGCGATGGCAAAGATTATGACCACGCTTTTATTGAAGTGTTATACAAAGGCAAGTTGTATAAAGTTTTAACCTATGTTATGATTAAAAACCGCAGCGATGTAGGCAAACCACCATCACACAAATACCTAAAACATGTGTATGATGGGTATAGAATGAATGGCATACCTGCAGACCAACTAAGCATTGCAGTGCGAAATCGTCAAAATAATTATTGACTATTACAGTTAAAATCCCTATAGTAATACAATGAAACCAACAAGTGCAAACGGCGTAAGCGGAGTTCTTCTTCCAATTGGTAGAACATGGGTATTCCGTGTTTATCATGATGGCGGCGAATTTACCGATTATGATATTTTCCATAGCGACCTACAAGTAACCATTAATGATGCGGATGCTTACTTCTATGAACGAGAAGATGGCGAATCATACCTTGACCACTCTCCACAGACATTAGGAATTCGTAATGGCCTCTTGGATTTATGAAAGTCCAGACGGTGGCAAAACCGTTACTCGTCGTCCGTTTGGAAGCCATGATCCAAATGATAAAGAAATTCGTGTGCGTATTAATATGCTGCCACACAATGATCGTGAAGAAATTTGGACTACAAAAAATGCAGCACATGAAATTGTAGAAAATGCATTTTTTGAAGCACTAATTCGTGAGCAGAATCCTACTGTCATGGAAGCATGGGAACACTATCAGGTACTACTTAATATTTGCAAAGGCAACTTAAATAAAGGATAATTATAGTAATGCAGGAAATTTATGAAAACATCGCAGAAAATATCGGCAGCAATCCACAACTTCTTGGTCTCATGGATTGGTGTCGGAGAGTTGATAGTATTACTATTGTTGGCTTTGGGAATGGGCTTTCTACTCTCGTCGCATTAAGCACCAAGCCAAAAACCATTACTGTATATGACCATGTGCTGCATGATGGCGTTAGTGATTATCAGGCACTTGCAAATGAATATGGCGTTCAATTTGTTTATCATAATCAAATGATTATTGATTTAGAAAAAATTTCTGACTGTGATATGCTAATCGTCGATAGTTTTGCAGAAGGTAATTTTATTAATACAATTTGTAGCAAATTTGCGCAGTTTGTAAATCGCTATATTGTTGTTAATAATTCATTCAAATATGCACATCAACCTGATCCAGTAATTAAATTGGGCAATGGTGCGCAGCCGATTGGTATTGTTTTTGGTATCAATCATTTCTTGCAAAACAATGACCCATGGCATATTGCTGAAAACATGTATTGGACACCTGGTTTAACGTTGCTTTACCGTAGAAAGGATTTACTTGACAATGGCTCAAACTAATTTAATAGAACAATTGCGAGAATTAGACGCAGTTTTAGCATCACGTGATCCGACTGTAATAGATGCTTTTAAGCAAGCCGTTGTGTTGAGCAAGGTGGCAGAAAATGTCACTGCGCGAGGTCCGCTTGAACAAATGTTTTGGGAACTAAACGAGATGCGTCGTGAATTAGACCAACTTAAAGTCGAAACAGTCAATAGAGAACGTGGCACATATTGGTCAAAAGATACCTATGAGCGTGGCAGAAACTATAATAATTGGGGCATCACCACAATGCCATACACACCCAATGTAACATTGACTGATGAGCAAATTTCAGAATTAACAGACATACTACATAGAAATCCTGTCACTACATCTACAACTAGTGGAACAGTGATGCCAGCATCGCCTACTGATGCGGATGCCTTTACAATGTTTGATCCAGACACAGGCGACAGTATGTCGGTTAAATATAAGTAATTCATGGCAAAAGAAGAATTATTAACGATTGATGGCAAGGTGGTAGAAGTTTTACCTAATGGCGTGTTTCGTGTAGATATAGACAATCATATCGTCCTTGCTTATACAAGCGGCAATATTCGTAAAAATAAAATAAAGATTATTCAAGATGATCGTGTGAGCGTAGAATTAACTCCTTATGATTTAAGTCGTGGAAGAATTGTTTATAGGTACAAATAAATGCAAGCAGTAACCCTAACAGAAGCAGCAAGAACTCATATTCGCAATGTATTGACTAAAATGGACAAACCATATCTTGTATTTGGGCTTAAGGGTGGTGGTTGCGCAGGTTTTGAATATTTTTGGGAACCTGCTGACGATGAATTGTATGCGCAGAATGGCACACCACACCTTGATGAAATGATTAGTGTAGGCGAAGGCAAGAGTCTAATCGTAGATGGCAGTGGCTTAATGTATCTACTTGGTAGCGAAATAGATTATAAAAGCGACTTTGTAAGTAGCCAATTGGTTGTCAATAATCCGATGGCCAAAAGTAGTTGCGGTTGCGGAACATCAATTAGTGTCTAAGAAAAACTCCTGCTAAATATCTTGCAGGAGTTTTTTGTTAATGAGTCAAGAAGTAATTAATTTGGGTGCCTTTGCCAACGATGGTTCAGGCGATCCACTAAGAACAGCTTTACAGAAAACAAATAATAATTTTGGTCAATTGTTCACTACAATTGGTACTAGTAGTTTATATCTTAGTGGAAACTCAATTGTCACTGCTACTATTGGTGATAATATTAATCTTGCTCCAACTAGCAATGTAACAGCAATTGGTAGTGTCGTAGTTGCGCCCCAAAATCAATTTGTAGCAAACAATGCTGTATTTAATGGCACAGTGACAGTTAGTTCTGCTTATAGTTTCATTGGTAATTTGACTGGTGTGGCAAGTAGTGCCACTACTGCTGCTGCTGCAACTTATGCAACAACTGCAGGCACAGCATCTATTGCAATTAATGCACAAAATTACAGTGGCACACAGTTGCCAAACGTGACTGCAATTGGTAACTTAAACTATATCAACGTTGGTATTATGAACGTTGCTACAATTAATACAAATGCTAACATCTATGCAACAGGTAACTTAAGCACAAGCGGATTCGTAACAGGAAATGGATACTATCTAAGTGGGCTAAGTGTAGGACCATCAAGCTATGGTAATACAAATGTTGCTGCTTATTTGACATCTTATAATGGAAATATAGGCAATGTAAGTCAAATTAGCAATATCTATGCTAAAAACATTGTTTCCAATACACTTACAACACTTAGTGGCAGCGGTGCTAACCTAACAATTGATCCAGACGGAATTGCCGATCTTGTAGTTAGTAGTGCAACAGAAATGTACTTGCTCAGCACAGTAGCAAGTAACAGTTATACAAATGGTGCATTGGTTACGTTAGGCGGTGTTGGTGTTACTGGCAATGTTAATGCAAGTGGTAATATTAATGCTGCAAATTTAACTGCAAGCAGCAATATTACTGTTAGTGGTGGCAATGTTTATGCTGGCAATCTTTTGGCACAATATGATATTATCGTAGGACCGCCTGGCACTGTTCCAACTGCAAATCTAACAGCGCAGTTTGTTGATAGCTCTAACTATTATACACAAATCAATATTCAAAATATTGGAAGTGGCAGTTCTACAAGTTCTGACGTAGTTGCAACAGCTAATGATGGTAGCGATAGCGCAAACTATATTGATATGGGTATTAATAGCAGTACATACACTGACCCAAGCTTTACCATTGGCACGGCACATGATGGTTATCTATATGTAAATGGCGGAAACATTTCGCTTGGTACGCAGACCAGTGGCAAAGCAATTGTATTCCATACTGATGGCACATTAGCTGCCAACGAAGCAGGTCGCATCACCAGCAGCCGTTGGGTGATTGGTGGCAGCGATGATGCTACAAACAAACTACAAGTTACTGGCACCGCTAAGTTCAACAGTAATGTTACTGTTGCTAATATTACCAGTACTGGTAATGTCACCGCAACCTATCATTATGGCAATGGCAGCACACTTAGCGGCATGTACGGCAATACACAAGCAAGTGCTTATCTTGGAACTTATCTTCCTACAAATACAGCAAATGTCAGTGCAGGTAATCTTGTAGCAACTGGTAATGTTGGCGGTACATACTTTATTGGTAATGGTAGCTTGCTTACAGGTATGTATAGCAATATTCAGGCAGCAGCATACTTGCCAACTTATAGTGGAAACCTAAATGTTGGTAATGTTAATACTACAAGCAATGTATATGCAACATATTTTATTGGCAGTTCGCAATACTTAACTGGACTATATAGCAATGCTAGTGTAGCTTCATATCTACCAACCTATTATCAAAATGCAAATCTTACTGCAAATGGCGTTGGAAGCACAAGCTATATTCTAGGATATGTAACTATTAATGGTTATATATACGCAAATCTAGCAAACTCGCTTAGCAATTCAGTCACTTTAAGTGGAAATACCTCAACACTGATTCTTGATTATACTCTTGGACAAACTGTTCCTGTAGCAAATGTGTATTTGCCTGCAAATTCAGTTGTTGGTGATGGTACAAAAATTACTATTACTAGCAATATCAATGTTACTAGCCTTCGAATTATTGCAAATGACAGCAGTGTAAGTGGAAATGTCACATCAATAAGTCCAAGTACGCCTTATAGTTGGCACTATGTAAAGTATGCGCCATACAACGGTAATCCAGTTCCTGGTCAATTGCCAGGTGGGCCACGTTGGGTACGTGTTTAATAATCCACTAAATATTATAGTGGAGCACACATGACAGCATCATACAGTGGCATTGCTATTAACAAAGATTTAGGTCGTTTAATTAATGTTAGCAGCAATTGGACGATAGTTCCTAATGTTTTTATAAATGGTTCATATCAAACAACCATAAATCTTACATCTGTTGGTTTGCCATATCATGGATATGGTAATATAACACAAGTAAATGTTCCGCTTGCACAATACTATAATCGCAGTTGGGTATATCGTGGTGGGTTAGATGCTAGTGCTGCATCACCAAATACTACAACACCTAATACTGTTATTGGATTTTGGTTAAACGGCGTAGCAATTTTTAACCCAAGTGCTGGCGATGCTGCTCCTTTAGGATATTCAAAACCAACCAATTATCATTTTAATTCAAGCTATGCTGAAGAAAATACTCTTGGTTATACATTTCATGAAGATTTAGCAGGCGGCGTTGCAGATACAACTGGCAAATATCATTATAACAGTTATAGCTTTGTTAATGCTTGGAACACAGGGCTAGGCGGAACGCCTTATAGTAGCACAGTCCATGGGCTACCAGAAATCGATGTTATTCCATATTTAAGTGGTGGTTTAACGCATCCTGATGGTCATAGTAAAATCGTAGGTTTTGCGCTTGACGGATATCCTATCTATGGTCCCTATGGTTATGCTACAGCAACAAACAACTCAAGCGGAGTAAAATCACTTACAAGTGGTTATACTCTTAAAAATTCTAGTTATAGACACAGCACTGCTGCTGAAAATACAGCAATTTATCCTATGGGAATTTTCGTAGAGGATTATGAATACACTGGCGTTGGTGATTTAGATACACATAATGGTAGATATTGTGTAACTCCTGATTTTCCACTAGGAACCTATGCTTATTTTTGTACGCTTGGCGTTGATAATAATCCATGCTATCCTTATGTAATTGGCAATACTTATTTTGGTGATGTTGATATTTTAACTCTTGAACAATCAGTTGGAGTAGCTTCTGGCTACCCTGAGTGGGTTACGCCAAGCGGAAATTTAGGTAAAATACAAGCTTTACAATTTTTTGAATTAGGCTTACAAGCAGTTGATCCAACTGGTAATCCTGATGGCAGCGATGTTAATTATAAATTAGTAGCTGGTAGATTGCCTGCTGGTATGCAAATAGATAATAGCGGCAAAGTTACTGGCAATCCTAAAGACACATATAGTATTGATGGTGTGCCTGAAGCAGTTACACAAGATCGTACAAGTAATTTTACAATTCGTGCAATCAGCAGCAGTGGTAAAATTACAGATCGTTCATTTACAATTACAGTTACTGGAAATTATCCACCACAATTGCTAACCAGTAATTATCTGCCACTTGGTGAATTTCTAGATGGCACACAAATATCCTACCAATTAAGCGCCGTAGATTTAAATGCCGATTCTTTAACTTACAGTTTGATAGCTGGTGAATTGCCGCCAGGCGTTACTTTATCATCTAGCGGTTTGATAAGCGGTATCATTATACCACAAAATAAAACTACGCCAACAGCAAGTTATAATTTTACAGTTAGTTTGACTGACGGTAAAAGTTTTGATATTAAACAATATAGTATTCTTGTACATAATCATAGCGATATTCGTGCAGATAACACAACCGTAACTGATGATAGTTCAATTATTACAGCAGATACAACAAATGTAAGAACGCCAATATTATTAACTACATCATTGGGAGATTATTCAACAGTCGTAAGTGGTAATTATTTTGCTTTTAAATTTGATGGTATAGATTACGATGGTATTCCTGTAAATTATAGTTTATCGGCAACAAGTGGCACTGGATGGGATAGTGATACAGTTTTTTGGGATAATTCGCCGTGGGATCAAAGCGATCTTGCACTTCCACCTGGTTTAACTCTAGATAGTATTACAGGTTGGATGACTGGATTTATACCAGCACAAAGTTTAGTCACACATCCTTATTCATTTGGTGTGCAAGTCTATAATAGTTTAGATTCAAGCGTAACAAGCCCACTTAAAATTTTTACAATTACAATATTAGGTTCATTAAACCTTAATGTAACATTTACTACGCCAAGTGATCTTGGATATATTGATGCAGGTTCAGTAAGCACACTATCAATAAATGCAGTTGCTGCAAGTGGCAGACAACTTTACTATAGTTTAGCAGAGGGCAGCAGATTACCGCAAGGTCTAAAACTGTTAAATGATGGCAGTTTAAGTGGCAGAACAAGTTTTCAGGCATTTAGTTTAGATAAAGGATTAACCACATTTGATGTGAAGAATGTAGGATTGGGAATATATACTCTACCAACAACCATCGACAAAACTTACACATTCACTGTACTTGCACAAGATTATAGTACAAATGTAAGTGGTAGTAAAACTTTTAAATTACAAATTAATACTGTAACATATGGTCCTTATGATAATCTATATATTGCTTGTCGCCCAAATGCAAATAAACGTGAATTGCTAAACACAATATTGGGCAATACTGATTACTTTGCATTAGATGATATTTACAGACCTAATGATCCATGGTGGGGCATACAAAAAGATATCAAAATTCTTGTTGGATATGGTTTAACTCCAAGCCAAAGCAGTTCATATATCGCAGCAATGAAAAAACGTCACTATAACAAAAAGTTTTATTTTGGTGATTATCATTATGCAAGTGCAAAAGATAAAGATGGAAATGCGCTGTATGATGTCATTTATGTTGATTTATTAGAAGATACAAAAACATATACTACTCAAAATGGTGTAACAACAAAAAACATTCCTACCACTGATTTTGTAACATTTTTTAATGGCAACTATAAACTTGATACAGTTATAGATTTGCAAACAACTTTCTTCGATAATCGATATACAATATTTGAAGAAAATCTTGATCATATTACATTATATCCAAATGATTTAGATTTAATGATTAATGATATTATTGTTGCAGTTGGCGAAGCAAATTCTAATACACTTCCACAGTGGCAAACAAGTATTCAAAGCAATGGAAAGATTATTGGTTTTCAAACTGCAGCAGTTCTTGCTTATTTAAAACCTGGCACAGGCGAAAAAGTACTTTACAAACTAAAACACAGTATTCCAACTGATATTAAAACTATACCATTTATTTCAGACAGATATATTTTAGATAATAATTTAGACAAAAATTTTGATATTACTACACAGAAGTGGGCAGCAAAAAAATATACTACTTTTGACACAGGTTATGTTTTGACTATTACTCCAAGTGCCATTGTTGATTATGCGGTTGATATTCCATTTAATTCTATTGATGGCAATACTATATCACAAATACAAGCATTGGGCGGATTAGATGGCAATAAGAGTGGCGATTGGAATGGCAAGCAAATAATTTTTAGTACGCAAGAACTTTATGATCCTACTTTATTTCCATCATTAACCAACAATGGTTGGATACAAAACAATACAGCAATACCTGGCTATGCAGAAGTTCAGCAAGGAACTGCTAGTGTTAATAAAAGAGGCGGTGTATGGTCAATTTCTATAGCTAATAACTTAGTAACACTTACTTTTGTAAAACAAATACTAGTTAATCAAGTAGTATCAGTGCGTTTTGGTGCTAAATCTAGTAAAACTCTAGACTACAGTGCTGCAACGGTTGGTGTTGCAGGTCAAACAGTTCCAAAATATGTTTCAGTTAATGTTAATACTATTCAACTTAAATCACCAACAACATTCGATAAAAAGGCAACTGTATTCATTAACAATGAAGATCAATATTCTGTACCATTTACAAATGATAGTTATTTGAAATTTCCTCGTGAAAATATATTAGAATAAGTATTTTTTGATGGCAATAATTTTTAGTGACGATAATGCAATTGATTATCACTATATAAAAAATTTTAAATTAAACAAAGAATTTATTGTAACTCATGATCTAAATGAGTTCGAAAATTCTTCAGAAAGTATAAAAATTTCTATTACACGAGGCAGAACTTTTGGCGCAATTGTAAATTTTTCTGTAAATCAAGAAGATATCTTTATTGATTATATTAATAAGTTAAGCAATCTTAGTACAATAGTTTTTACATTTGACGGTGAATTGCATGAATTTCATTGGGATATATGGAACCAATGTCATCACGATAATGTATATTGGGTTATAAGTGGGATGGTCAATGATGATCCTATACAATCAAATATTATAACATGGCCTTATTTCTTTCAAAGTTTAATGTTTTTATATAATAATAACTTAAATGTTAAATTAGCAGAATTAACCTATACAATTAAACCTAAAATGTTTGATGCTTTATTAGGCAGACCGCGAAAGCATAGAACATTCATATATAATGCAATAAAAGAAAACCAATTAGATGATAAATTTATTTTATCTTATCAACTAAGCGATGCAGGTAACGATTTTAAAAAATATTGGGATGATTTTATTTGGGAAGAAGGTTTTTCAAATATTGAAGAAGAAAAAATTCAAGGCACACACCATTATCTAAAATACAACAATGTTAATGCAGCAATTAGTCATATTATTCCAATACAAATTTATAATGAAAGCGCGTACAGTATAGTGGCAGAAACTGGTTATAAAAATTCTTATACTTTTTTTACAGAAAAGACCGCAAAACCACTTATTGCAAAACGATTATTTGTTATGTTTAGTGGTTATAAATTTTTAGAAAATCTAAGAAGTTTAGGATTTCAAACTTTTTCAGATGTAATTGATGAAAGTTATGATACTATTGAGGATGATGAGAGCAGATGGTCTGCAGCGTTTGAACAAGTTAAGTTTTTGTGCGGCGCAGATCAGCAAACAATTTACAATAAAATATCACATATTTTAGAACATAATCATAATCATATTTTAAAAACCAATTGGCATGATTATGCTTGCAACAAAATACAAAACAAAATAAATTTGTTAAAATAAATAATTGAAATGGCTAAATACCACAGATATGGAAACAGAAAATGAGCAATATTAATCCTAACAATATCAATGGTGCATATCCTGTAGCAGGCGTTGACAATGACAGCCAAGGATTCCGTGATAATTTTACGAATATCCTTAATAACTTTGCATATGCTGCAAGTGAAATCACTGATTTACAGAATAAAGTTATTGTTAAAAGTGCGCTAACTGGTACTACGCTAAACAATAACATGGCTGGCACCTTATTAAGTAGTGCGCAGATTCAAGATTTCCGTGAAACTGAATATGATAATGGTATTGTTAGTACCAATGTCACGCTTGATCACACTCGCGGACACTATCAAAAAGTTCAAACTAATGGCACAATTACTCTTTCATTTGCTAACTTTCCAGCTGCAGGCACAGTTGGTCGTATTCGTTTAAAACTAACTGTGACAAGCACAAGTCATCGCATGATTCTCCCAAGCAGTGTAAGCATTGGCACACAATATTTGCAAGATTACAACGCTAATAATAACAGTGTTGGTTATACTCAGAGTGGAACTGGAACTTATTGGTATGAGTTTGTAAGTGATGATGCTGGTGCTACGGTCACTGTATTCCCACTATCACGTGCGCGTAACAATACAGATTATACCTATGCAAATATTTCAAATGGTACAGTTGCAAGCCCAACTGCTACCACTATGGTCACTAAACTTATTCTTGATAGCACTAATGGTCTGCCATTAGCAAACGTGAGTGTTACTTTGCCAACTTATCCAGTAGATGGTCAAGTAGTTCAACTTTCAGCTAATGTTAATGTAAGCAACTTATTCTTGCTGCATGCCAACACAATTAATGGTAACACCACTACAATAACAAGTGGTACCCATCTTGGTTTTACATATGTTGGTGCGCCGCGTAATCCTACCATTAATAAGTGGTTCCGCACACAGATTTAATATTGACTAATTCCGCATCTAACGTTATATTAGAGTAGGAGTAAATCATGAAAGACCTTAACCTGTATCAAAATTTTGTACTAGAAGTTACTAGTGCTGAAAGCAAATATGAGTATGCTTTTGAAAAACGTTTCCAAGAATTGTGCGAGTACCAACCAGACCGCACAAATATTCGACCTGCTTTGCTGCTAACGGCTGGCATGGGGTTAAGCGCAGAAAGCGGTGAATTTAACGAAATCATTAAGAAAATGTTCTTTCAGGGCAAGCCGCTCAACGAGGAAAATGTTTTCCATATGAAACGTGAGTTAGGTGACATTATGTGGTATTGGATGAACGCTTGCACTGCACTTGGACTTGATCCAAATGATGTCATAGATGAAAATGTAAAGAAGTTAGAATCACGTTACCCAGGCGGTTCTTTTGATGCTTGGCACAGCGAAAACCGCAAAAAAGGTGATCTGTAATGCATCCACTCATGGATGATTTAAGTAACAAAACACTTGATGAGTTGTTGCAAACTGTTAATGGGTTGCATAAAAAAATGAATTGGCTTGCTCGTATGGGCAACAATACAATGATTCAACAAATGCGAAATGTTGTAGATACTTACCAAGAAGAAATTAATAAACGTTATCGTGCAGAAGCAAATGCTGCAAAAGAAAATCCAATTTTTAAGGATAGTTTGGATATAGGATGAGTGATATCAGTTGGACAGCAGAATTTACTGCAATAAATTGTTACAAAGATTTACTTGAACCATGCACATATACTATTAGTATAGACTTTGACGATCAATCACAAGAAGAACAAGACCCTTATACTGCTTTTGGCCGTATTCGTAGTTTAATTAAAGACTTATACCAAGACGCAATTTTTGTTTATATTGCCAATCCATTGCTGCCCACACTACATAAGAAATTTAGCTCACGTATTGTAACAATGCCTTATGCTCCTAGTAACTTTGCTATTGGGTTAGTTACTTGGTATAAAATTTTAAGTATAACACAAGGCAGAGTAGAAATTGAACATATTGGTGTAAGTTGTGATAAAAGCGATGATTTAACTCTACATATTGATGAAGAACTTGCCACAAGCGATGAAGTTATGGCCGATATGAATTATGCTAATTGGGAAAAACCAGCATGGTGGTTCAGACAAACACCTACTACTTGGGATATTCCACTTGTAAAGAAAAAAGATATACAAGTTTTATATGATGATAATGAATGGCCAGAAGTATTGCAATGGGAACAAAAACCTGTTATAATCACAAAGAAAAAACCAAAAAACAATATTATTCCACTAAAAAAATGGAAGCCAGAGGTTATTAAAGGTGATAAGAACTGACGAATATGGTCGCAGTATAATTAGTGACAGCGAATTAGCAAACTTATTATATACGAATCCACAACTTGTGGTCGATGATGTTGATATTGTTGATCCAGAAAAGTATAATTCTGCTATCAAGAGTTTATATCTTGATTATCAACCATTAAAAAAATTAGCAACATTAAACGGCACTATACATGATTATCATGCTAAAAACCAACAAGAATGGTTTATGCCCCAAGAGTATAAAGACTTAGATATTGCCAAGTGGGTGTTGGACCAGTGCAGTGATCAAAATGAACTACAACGTGCTGGTGCAGAACTTATGGAATATGCAGATCGTGGATTATTGCCACTGCTACAATACTTAAAATATCTTGTTGACATGATGCGCAAAAATAATATAGTATGGGGTGTTGGTCGTGGTAGTAGTGTGGCAAGTTTTGTATTGTACTTAATTGGCGTCCATAGAATACACAGCTTAAGACAAAATTTAGACTTCGCAGAATTTATGCGGTAAATAGTTAAAAGGAATTAGAATGAGCGTACATAGAACAGCAGGTGGAAAGTATTTGGATATAAATGCGTTAAAAATTCAACAAGAACGCACTATTGCTGTTGGAAACAGTCGCCAAAATGCTCGTGGTGATATTATTGGACCTGGCGGAATTATTGCTAAAACAAGGGATGAGATTATGAGAGAACATTATGAAAGTCAAAAAGGCAGTGTTTTATCAGATGGTCCAGTTTATGATAACATTGAACATGCAAATCAATTGGCAGTAGCAGATGTATTGACTACAAATATCAGTGATCCTTCTGCGGATGTAATTGAAAATAAAGAAAATACAGAAGTAATTGATCCTAAAACAGGAGCACCGACTAGCGGCGGTTACGCAGATGCTCTTGCTCGTAGTCAAGAATTAGCTAATAAATTAAGAAACCAGAGAAACAGAATATGAATACTGATAAAATCGGACCACGTAGCAGTACGCTACATTACAATCAAGATTATCGCAAAATTACCCCAACAAAGAATAATGTGTTAGTCAAAGATATGGAATTTGGCGAACGTATGACAGTAGGCGGTATTATCATTCTCGATGATGACAAGAAAGGTCAAGGTATTCGCCCACGTTGGGCAGAAGTAGTAGCTGTTGGACGCCTACAAGAAGATGTAAAACCAGGTGAATATATTCTTGTTGCTCATGGTCGTTGGACACGTGGTCTTGATATGACAGACGAAGATGGCGTAACAACTACTGTTCGTCTTGTTGATCCAAAGGACATTCTTATGAGCAGTGATGAACCGCCAAAGGAAGATTTGACCTTTGGTATTAATCCAACTTACTAAAACAATTGACATTCCTCTAACACAGTGTTAGTATAATCATATGACAAAAAATTATCTTTGGGTTGAGAAATACCGTCCCAATAGCGTGACGGATTATGTGTGGCGTGATGCCGCACAAGAAGTACAAGTTCGCCAATGGATTAGTGATAGTACTATCCCGCATCTGCTATTCAGTGGCGGACCAGGCACAGGCAAGACTACCTTGGCAAAGGTTCTAATCCATGATTTGGGCGTTGATGATTATGATGTGTTACAAATCAATGCTTCCCGTGATAACGGTGTAGATTTTATCCGTGATAAGATTGAAGGATTTGTTTCTACAATGCCATTTGGCGAGTTTAAGATTGTTTTGCTGGATGAGGCAGATTATTTGTCACCTAATGCACAGGCTGTGTTGCGTGGATTAATGGAAACATATAGTGCAAGCGCACGTTTTATTATGACTTGCAATTATCCTAATAAAATTATTCCAGCACTGCATAGTCGTTGCCAAGGATTTCATATTGAACGACTTGATAAAACAGAATTTACAGCACGTGCTGCTACTATTTTAGTAAGCGAAAGTGTTGATTTTGATTTAGATACGTTAGATGTTTATGTAACTGCAACATATCCTGATTTGCGTAAATGTATTAATAGTTTGCAAAGTGCAAGCAATGGTGGGACGTTAAGTTCTTCAAGTAGCGATTCTCAAAGCAGCACAGATTATCGCATTGCTGCCGTTGATTTGTTTAAGAATGGCAAGATACGAGAAGCACGTAAATTACTCTGTAATCAGGTTAGGGCAGACGAGATTGAAGAAGTGTTTCGTTGGATGTATGATAATCTTGAACTATTCTCAACAAGCGATGAGGGGCAAGATCGTGCCATTGTTATTATTCGCAATGGTTTAGTTAATCATTCTATGGTTGCCGATGCTGAAATTAATTTAAGTGCTACCCTGTGCGAGTTGGCGGAAATTAATGGAAATTCTTAGTCATATACATAACACGTATAAGAAAACACGCAAAAAGAAATTTACAGCGGAAGAAAAACGTATATTGCGTCCTATTGCAGAAACAATTGCTATTATGGATGGCAATGCGTTTTTTGGCTTACAAAAAGATGATAATGGCAATGATACTTGGTATGAACAGTATCTAGTAGAAGCATGGATGATTGCATCACATAAAAATAAAATAAACGGATGGGTTTGTGAAACCAGTTGGGTAAAAGATATGACTCACGAAAACCCATCCGTAGAAGAAGCCTATAATAATTGGCAACTATTAAAGATATTAAGTCGTTCTAATAATTAAATATCTCCATAAATTCGCAGAATTTCTTCAACTGCAGGATGACGTTCAATGTCACCGCCGTTAAATTCAACAGTGCCAACATATTCGCTGTCACGGAAACGATCCATTAGACGATTGAAATCTAACAATCCATTTTCACCTTCGGTTCTATCAGTCTGACGAATATCACCTGTAACAACAATTTTGCTGCTTTCGCCAATGCGTGTTAGCAACATCTTCATTTGATTAGGTGTTGCGTTCTGCATTTCATCAGCAATAATCATACTTTTCTTAAAAGTACGACCACGCATAAATGCAAGTGGGCAAATTTCAATCACACCTGTTTCAACCATTTGTTGAGTTTCACGAATACTATAATATTCATGTAGAACGTCAAATAGTGGCTTTGTCCAAGGTTCCATTTTTTGATTTAAATCGCCTGGCAAGAAACCATGCTTTTCGCCTTCTACTCCAACTGCTGGACGTGTGAGGATTATTTTTTCAATCTCACGCTCTTTAAGTGCTTTAATTGCAGCTTGCATTGCCAATAGTGTTTTACCAGTACCTGCTGGACCGCTTGCGATGACGATAGAGATATCTGGATTTAGTAGTAGGTCAAGATATGTTTCTTGATTTAAATTACGAGGAATAATTTCAACTCGTCGTTTCTTTTCTGGAAGAAATTGTTCTATTTGAGTTATGTTGTTGTAGTTTTTGCTGTAGGACTGATTGTTTGGGTTCATGTTTTGATTGTACTTCTGTCTACGCTTATTCTGCATTTTATATCCCTGTGTTGGTTGTAACACAAAATTATTTAAGATTATAATATGACAATAATATTGTAATCTATTATCACTGTTTAAAATCATAAATATCTCAAAGGTGTTGCTATGAGTGTAAAACCAAATTTAGATAGTGTTAAAAAATTATATATGAGTGATGCTAGTCTTAGCATGCTTTGTGACTTTGAACGTGTGCTTGATAGCATGGATTTCTATGCTTTTCCAAACTGGCGTTTAGGAGAATTAGTAGAAGGTCCAATTATTAGTCGTTATTGGGTAAAATGCAAATTTATGTGGCCCCGTGATCGTATGCCTGATCCTGCTGCTGCAAAAAGATTAATGCCCTATGGTGCTAAGATTATCTACACAAAAGATAAAGTACAAATCCCAGTAAGTATTAGAAGTCCCGCCGATATTAGACCAGGCAGTCATAAAGGCAAATTAATGGATTTTCCAATTTGGTATGTGGAAATGATGTTGCCTAAAAAACTTATGAGTGATATTAAGCATGGTTCAGTAGATATAGCAGGCGAAGAAGTTGATTTAGCTGATTTGCAAACTAGTATTGAAAAAGGTTTAAGTGATAAGAGTGTTGCACAAAATTCAGCGCCACAAGCACAAGGGCAACCGCCAGAAGAAGCACCAGGAGTTGAAGCAAATGTCCCGCAACCAAATATCTGAAGGTTTGCAAATGGGCGACCTTAATTATCTTGTTAGTGATACAATTCATATTGATGAATATAACAGCAAGATGGGTCAGGCTAGTGATGTTATTACATTAAGTTTTAAAATTCGTGATATTATGCCAGCAAACGACCTTGTAAGTTTTCTTGAAAATGGTTATGATTGGGTACTTGATGCTGATGTTAGCACAGGCGAAGTAAGCGATAATGATCGTTTAGTATTTGTTGAAGTACAACGCAGACCTGGCATTTACAAATATATTAACGAAATGCTTACTGATCTTGATCATTTGACTGGAATTAAATCAGATGAATGGAAATTTCGTTGGTATAAAAGCAGCGATTATGTACCAATGAATGAAGAAGAATTTAATACTCTTGTGCCGCTAACTGCTGACAAGTACGAGGAAAGCGTGAAAAATTTTCGTGCAATGAAAAATGAAGCAGAAAAGTTAAATAAAGATATAGACGACATCAAAAGACTTAGCGGGATTATCTAATGTTTGGTTTTTCAATTTATAAAATACTGGCTGTAGTATTACTAATTGGCGCAGTAGTTGGTTACTTCAAATATACACAAGATGAATTGGCAAGATTAAATCAGGAAGTTGCAAGCAAAGATTTTGCTCTTAAAACTACTACTGCAACACTTGAAAAAACACAAGCAGATTTAAAAGAACAACAAGCAATTTCACAAAAAACATTTGATGATTATCAAGCTGCTCGCAATGAAGTGCAAGACATTCAGTCAAAATTTACAAAAAACAATCGTGATCTTGGTGCATTCGCTGCTGCAAAGCCAATAGAAGTTAAAAAACGCATGAATGATGCAACAGCCAAATCATTTCGTTGTATAGAAGATACAGTCAATAAAGGTATAGCCAATGCTCAAGGTTGTTAAAACACTTCCGTTATGTTTATTACTTGCTGCTTGTCAAACAGCGCAGCCTACTACTGCAGTTGTAACTGTTGAACGTCCAACTCTTGTGCTACCAAGCGTAGATCAAATTAAGTTAAATGACATTGAGTGGCACGTGGTAAATAAGAGCGCAAAACCAGGAAGTGAAGATCACATTGACACGGCATTTGGAGCGGCACATAGCGAAAGCCTTTTCGCCATTAATCCAAGAGATTATGAAGACTTGGCAGTTAACCAAGCCAATCTTGTTAAAGTTATTAGACAATATCAAGCACAAATTAACGCCTATAAACAATACTACGATTCACAAGCCTCTACTACAGGTACAACTAAAGCAGGAAGCACCAGTGGCAGCACCAATTGATGACGATGATGAACCAGTCGGCCCTCGTCGCATGGCTGATGATGAACGACCAGCAGATGCGCAGTTAAAAACTGCTGCACCAACTGAACCCGTTGCTCCGCCTGTTCCTCTCTCAAATGATATTGAACTTCGAAAGATCATGCTTGAAGAAATGCGTTTTCATCTAGAAGAGCGTAAAGAACTTCACAAAATGGCAATTGAAATTCGCCATGAAGAACAACGTGAAGATGAAATTGCATATGAACGTGCGCAAATAGCCAAAGATGAAAACAAAAAAGAAGAAAAAGCCAGCGAACATTGGATGAAAGCATATTGGCGTCCTGCAATGGGTTGGCTTTATATGCTTATTTGTTTCTTTGATTTTGTTATTGCACCAGTGTTGAGTATGCTTATGCCAATATTCTTAAAAAGTCTTGGCGCAAATACAGTTACCTATACACAATGGCAAAGTTTGACACTTGCTAATGGTGGATTAATACATCTTGCATTTGGTGCTATTTTAGGTGTAACTGCTTGGGGACGCACACAAGAAAAGAACGCAGCAAATAATGCAGCAAATGCCGCAAATAATGGTACTAAACCATCAGGTGGTTCAATCAGCACCACTTAATAATTGACAATGTATGTTGTTTGTAGCATAATTATCTAAAAGGATATATTAATGCTAAACAACTTTTATCAAGATTTTTGTGAATATTTTAAATTTCTAAGACTAAAACTTAACAAATTAAACAAAACAAAAATAGTATATGATGGACCAATTTTTGATGCGATGGGCCAAATAAACAGTGATGTTAGTGGCGAGCATATCATTAACGTTATGCAACAAAGTGGAGTATATCGTTTAGCATTATTTGGACGATATTCTCAAGAAAAAGATGCTACTCAACATACGATAGATATTGCAAACAAATATCCAGAACAAATTGTTCTTGGTACGCATAAGAGAATGGATCAACGAGATGATCTTACAAAACAATTTGTAAATGATACAATAAAAGAAGTGAAAAATGGTGCCAAATTTATTGGCGAACTGCATTATGTTCATGCTGATAAACAACATGATATTGAATATAAAGAAAATAATCTAACAGGCGAAAGATATGTAAATTGTCTGGCACCAAATAGCAGATCACTTATGAATTGGTTGCGTGGGCGCAATATTCCTACTATGGTTCATTGGGAAAATTATAATTGGGAACGTGATTATCCAGATTTTAATGAACTATTTTCAGAATACAGTGATATTGATTTTATTATTCCACATTGTGCATACACAGATGATGCGCATATGAACGAAATCTTAAGTCGGCATAAAAATGTTTATGTTACTATTAGTAAAAAAGATATGTACCACTTCCGCAAAACATGGCTTGACAAATATGGTGATTGGGTAGGTCGCTATAGTCTTAAAAGCAAAGAAAAACAAGCTATATTAGAAGGTGGTTTTTTAGAACCAAATGGTAAAATTAAATATGATTGGATGGCATTTATAACTCGTTGGCAAGATCAAATCATGTTTGCTACAGATTGTCATACACCTGCTGCATGGGAACACTATCCACAAATTATAAGCGTATGGCGTGAATTACTTGCACAGTTGCCACCACATATCCTTGAAAAAGTTGCTTATAAAAATGCAGAGAAACTGTATAATAAAAAATGAATCATTATGAAGCATTGGGTGTGGCGCAAAATGCCACACCAGAAGAAGTTAAGAGTGCATTTAGAAAATTAGCAAAACAACATCATCCTGACGTAGGCGGTGATCAAGCTAAATTTCAGCAAATTAATGAAGCATATACGACGCTGAGTGATACTAATTCTCGTGCGCACTATGACCACACATTACGCAATCCGCAACCACAGTATAATCCTAATACCCAATCTAGTCGCAACCCATTTGAATTTCATTTCAATTTTGGCGGCGGACCTGATCCAATGGGCGCTTTTCATGATCAATTTTTTCAACAATTTGGATTTGCGACTCGTCAGCAACCAAGAAATCGCAATATAAGAGTTACACTTGAACTTGATTTTTTAGAAACGTTGAATAAGCAAATCAAGGTTATTGAGTATAGGACTGCTAATCAAACTGATGTGTTACAATTAGAAATACCGCCTGGCATTGAAAGTGGCAATATTTTTACTATCGCAAATCGAGGTGATGATGCTAATACTGCTATACCACGCGGTAACTTAGAAGTACAAGTTATTGTTCGTCCGCATAATCGTTTTCAACGAAATGGTGAAAATATTATAGAGGATATAACGATTGATTGTTTTCAAGCTATTTTAGGCTGCAATATACCGTTAAATTTGCCTAGTGGAAAATCAATAGAAATTAATATTCCTCGTGGCACACAACATCAAAGTCAGTTTGGTATAACGGACGAAGGGTTTCCTAGACCAAACGGCACACGTGGCAAATATATAGTAAAAGTTAATATTCTGATTCCATCTGCATTAACCTCACAGCAGCTTAATTTAGTAGAAGAAATTGTTAAATTAAAACCAGTAAATACTTGACATTAAAAATAAACGTGTTATATTAAAATTATGGCAAATTCATTTAATAGTAACAGTGACTTAGAAAAAATCGTAAAGTTTGCAAAACAATTTGCAAGCGAAAACAATCATCAATATTTTACCGTAGAGCATTTATTGCTTTCTATGCTACATGAAAAAAGTTTTATTTCTGTGCTAGAAACTATTGGCGTTGATGTTCAACAATTAGTTAAAGAAGTTGAAGATTATATTTTTGAAAATGTACCAGTTAATACAGCAAACACTGTAGAACCTAAAAAAACACAAATTATTGAACGAGTTTTTAATCGTGCTTTTACTCAAGTAATTTTACTTGGTCGCAATACAATTCATATCAGTGATTTATATCTTTCTATTTCTAAAGAAACACATAGTCACGCTGCTTACTTTTTGAACAAATATGGTGTAGAACCAGAAAAAGTTATTGAAGCATATAACAAAAATAAAAATAAAAAATCAAGTAGTTATGCTACAAATACCTTAGAAGAATACTGCATTAATTTAAATGAAAATGCACGTAATGGAAAAATTGAGCAATTAATTGGTCGCGAAAGCGAACTTGCTGATATGACACAAATTCTTGCTCGTAAGAATAAGTGCAATGTGTTACTTGTCGGTGATGCCGGTGTCGGTAAAACAGCGATTGCAGAAGGTCTTGCTCTTAACATTGTTAATGGCGATGTGCCTAAATTTCTAAAAAATCATGAAGTTTATAGCTTAAACATTGGTTCGCTATTAGCTGGCACAAAATATCGTGGTGATTTTGAAGAACGCTTACAAGAAATTATGAATGCTGCTACTGAACTTGGCAACATTATTTTGTTTATTGACGAAGCACATCAGATGCGAGGCGCTGGCAGCGGCAGTAATAGCAGTGTAGATTTTTCCAACATGTTAAAACCAGCACTTGCTCGTGGTGATTTTAAAGTTATTGCTTCTACTACATGGGAAGAATATACACAACATTTTGAAAAAGACCGTGCGCTTATGCGTCGTTTTAATCGTGTGAGTGTCGATGAACCTAGTGTTGCCGATACCAAGACTATTCTTCTAGGTATTAAGAGCAGCTATGAAACATTTCATAACGTTAAAATTACTGATGCAGCAATTACAGAAGCTGTAGAATTAAGTGCGCGCTATCAAGCAGATAAAAAACTGCCAGATAAAGCTATTGATCTAATAGATAGTGCCGCTGCTCTTCGCCGCACACAGTCACGTGGCTCTCGTACAATTGACGTTAATCATATTCGTCGTGAATTAAGTCGTATTACTAAAATTCCTGAATCACAATTGGGCGCAGAAAATACACAAAAGATTATGCCCAACATCGGCGCTGAAATCAAAGCAGTTGTATATAATCAAGATACAGCCGTCGATAAGGTTCTTGATCGTGTATGGGTATCCCAAGCAGGATTAAAAGCTGATAACAAACCAGTTGGTTCATTCCTGTTCCTTGGACCCACTGGAACAGGTAAAACCGAACTTGCTAAACAATTAGCTGATCGGTTGAGCATGAAGTTACTGCGCTTTGATATGAGTGAATATCAAGAGCGTCATTCTATCTCACGCCTTATTGGTGCGCCACCAGGCTATGTTGGTTATGAAGATGCTAACCTTGCTGGTGGTTTGTTGATTAGTGAGATTGCCAAGAATCCACATTGTATTATTCTTTTTGACGAGATTGAAAAAGCACATCCTGATGTATCACAGGTGTTGCTGCAAGTTATGGACGAAGGTTTCATTACTGGTACCAATGGCAAACGTGCTGATTGCCGCCAATCTATCCTTATCATGACAAGTAATTTGGGTGCTGCTGATAGCGAACGCAATGTTATTGGATTTGGCGGTGGAACAAATGTGGATGCAGTTGATGCTGCTGTTAAAGAATTCTTCCGTCCAGAGTTCCGCAATCGTGTAGATGCGATTGTTACATTCAACAAACTTGATAACGTTACAATTCGCAAGGTTGCAGAAAAGTTTATTCGTGATCTAAATGAACAATTATTATTAAAGAATACATCCGTATCACTCACTGATGCTGCATGGGATTGGCTGTGTAAAAAAGGCTATACTCCAAGTCTTGGCGCACGACCAATGCATCGTACAATTCATGAACATATCAAAGTTCCGTTAGCAAAGAAAATACTGTTTGACAAGACAGCAAATCATGCTATTATTAAGGTAGACTTAATTGATGATAAGTTAGAATTGGTAGCGCAAGATGACAGAGATAACGGAACTAACCTTAATTGAATACCGTGATCGGTTTAAAGACCACTTGTTTAAGTGGTATATTGGCACTGAAAATAAACTATGGTATGGCAAGTATCACTTTCGTGTAGAATTAGCAGTTCCAAGAGATTGGGATATTCGTGAAAATATGCGAAAGACTTTGAAAAATCTTGATCCAGATTGTCGGCTTCGTAAAGAATCATATTTGCGTTTCTTTACCAATAGTACCACAGCACTTGACGCAATTCTTGATGATCCATCATTGCTTGCATCAGTCAAGGGATTTACCACAAGCAATAATCAGTATATTGCTGAAATGAATAATCTTGACAATATCGCGGTTGATGTTAAACTTGTAAGTGAATTGAAGTATAATCCTAATGTTCCTTATCAGGTTGATTTCGACACGTATTGGGGATGGCAAAGCGGCGGTTATGGTGGCAGAAAAACACAACGAGATAACTTGCTTGAATTACATAAATTTGTAACTGATAATAGCGATGATTTGTTTATGCCATACGAATTAAACCGTTGGTGTGTTCGTACCAGTACAGGTCTTGAAACAGGTTATTACTATGGTTCAGTCCGTGTATTTTGCAGAAGTGCAGACAACATTCCGCTGCTGTATATGTTATTCCAAGATGGAATCAATAAAGTCTATAAGTTAGTAAAGAAAGAGAAAGCGTAACATTATGAATATTGAATTAGCAACAGCCCTTATTAATCGTGGTGTCGTGAATACAAAGACTCGTATTCTAGCACGTTGTCCTGTACCAGCCTTTGGTGGCATGCCGATGGAGAAACAATTATTTCTTAATGTAGATAAAGTTGTTAGTGATGAGGGCACGATGAAGTTCATTTCTTCACATCGAAGTGGGCGAAAGTTTAGTGTGCCTATTGATAAGATTGATGAAATTGATGGCATGGAACCTACTCGTCTTGGTCTTGCTTATGATATTAAACCTAATGGTGTGGTACGTGGCGGTGGTAAAAAGCGCGGACGTAAGCCTAGAATAAATACATTGGAGAATATCAATGGCTAAAATCTACGAAGAAGTATTAGTTATCAAAGTAAGCAAACTTGTTGCTGACAAAAATTCAAACAATCAAGACATCCTACGTGATGATATTGTTGAAAGTATTGAAAGTGTTGTTCAGGAATTAGTTGGCAATAATATAATTGTTGAAGTTGAAAAAGCGGAATAATAATGGCTAGTTTACCACAAGTAGTGTTAAGTTCAATACAGTACGGACAAGTTTATCCGCCATATGATGGCACGAGTACTACTTGGAGCAGCAATCAATTTAAAGGTAATGGCTACTATGGTTATACAGATGGATTACACACAGTAACATATAGTTTAAGTGGATTTGTTGGCATATTAAAATTTCAAGCAACACTATTAACAAATCCAACAGACAGTGATTGGTTTGATGTTACTGGAACATCTATTGGAGATGGAACAACTCCAATAAGCGGCACAACTTTTTATAATTTCACAGGCAATTTCGTCTGGTGTCGTGCGCACATCACAAACTTTTCTGGTGGTAACATTAATAGAGTGCTATATAATACATAATACTCAATTAACCAAGGAAAGATTATTAATCAATGAATGATACTACACAGCAGCCACAAAATGAGTTTGGCTTACCGCCAGAAGCACTAGATTTTTTACGCAAACAACATATTCATTTCTGCTTACCAATGTATGGTGGTCTTTGTAATGAAGCAACTTTTATTGCAATGATCAAGTTTGGTATTATTGCAGGCAAGATGGGACTTAATTATTCAATTGATACAATGGTTAATGAAAGTCTTATTACTCGTGGGCGAAACAACCTTGTTGCAAAGTTCTTGTTTAACCAAGCTGCAACACACTTGATGTTTATTGACGTTGATTTAGGATTTGATCCAGAAGCAATTATTCGTTTGCTTCTTGCCAATCAGGATGTTGTTGGCGGCGTTTATCCAATGAAGCGTATTCCAATTCGTTATGTTATTAACACTGTTCCTAATCCTGCTATTTTAGGTGACCTAGTTGAAGTTTCAACACTTGGAACAGGATTCATGATGGTCAAGCGTGGGGTTATCGAACAACTAATTGCTCTGCATCCAGAATTAAAATATCGCGATAATATTGGTATTGGTGCGCAATATGAGCCACTTATGTATGGTTTGTTTGACACAATGATTGATAAGGATGACAACTATCTGAGTGAAGATTGGACATTCTGTTATCTATGGCGTATGGCTGGCGGCAAGGTATTTGCTGATACAGGCATTAAACTTGACCATACTGGTTATCACAAGTATGAAGGCAATGTTGAAGAACTTAAGAAAGTGCTAACAAATCAAACTTCAAATGGTGGCCCACATCATCTTGATGCGCCACAAGCAGCACCTGCCGCTCCAACAAACACGCCACAACCTATTAAATTAAAATTAAATAAAAAGGTATAAAGGATACTTTAATGTCTGATGATTTAGAAACAGTAGAATTTAAAGTTCAATTAAGCAGTTCATGGCATAATGATCCGCCTAAATTTGAAATACTCATCAATGATGATATTGTTGAATCAGGCGAAGTTTCTGAATTAGAAAGCGATAGCAATGTAAAAACTATCGCTTTTTCCAGAGATTTACCAGAAGGCGACCACACTTTAAAAATCAGACTTGTTAATAAAAAACCCAAACATACAGAAGTAGATGATAGTGGTAACATTATTTCTGATCAACTATTACATCTTAAAGAAATTGAACTTGACGAGATTGAATTAGAATGGTTGGCATATTTCAACGGTAAATTTTATAAACAAATTGGTGCCAAAAGCGGCAAACCAATTTACGAAGATGAACCACTGCCAGAAAAGTTTAATGTAATTGGTTTAAATGGTGAGTGGCGTCTTGGTTTTAGTGTGCCCACATATATGTGGTTCCTAGAAAACCTATAAATATTTGATGTTCATTAATCAGATTATCAGCGAAGCGCCTAAAGTTGGTCGTGCTTTTCAGCACGTAGAAGACCTTGTTCTCATTGAAGGTAGCATGGGCGCTGAAAAAGCTATTAATCGACTCGCCCAAATTGCAAGCAATCCACAAACCGTGCGTTGGAAATGGGATGGCAAACCTCAAGTCTATTGGGGACGTGAGCCAGATGGTAAATTTATTATGGTTGGTCACAATGGTTGGCTAAAACCAGATGGCAGCGGTAAAAGCCAAAGCCCACAAGAATTAGTACGTTTTATCATGAGCACTGGTAAAGTAGAAGCGGGCAAAGAAGACGAACGCATGCGGTTTGCCAACGAATACGCAAGTTTATGGTCATTGTTTGAAGCTGCAACTCCACAAGATTTTCGTGGCTATGTATATGGTGATTTGTTGTTTATGCGCAGACCACCACTAGAAAATAATGCATATACTTTTACACCAAATAATGTAACATATAGCATACCTGCTTCAACAGAACTTGGGCAACGAATATCAAAAGCAACTGCAGCAGTCGTAGGACATGCATACTTTCCACAATTTGGCATGGGCGATGACCAACAACAACCTATTGATGATTTTACACCATTTAATAAGTCACAAGGCTTGATTGTATTGGGTCCGCGATATGCACAGCAGCCTGTTAAGATTGACACTAAGAAATTGCAAGATTTACAAAAATATGTTGCAGCAAATAAAAGCGCAATAGATAATTTCTTGAACGATGAGCGCCTCGCTGCTATGAAAATGGCAAGCTTTAAGGGTGTGCTTTATAATTTTAATAATCAAATGGCAAGAGTTGGCAGAACAAGTGATCTTGCAAGCGAATTTACAAATTGGATAAGCAGCGGTAGCAAACAAAATGCAACAATGCAGCAGAAGATAAAGGATTGGATTGCGCAAAACCAAAAAGGGTTTATTGCTACATTTGCAGTTCTTGAGAACCTACGCAATATTAAAAATGCAATCATTGATCAATTAGATAGTGAAGGCGGCGATATACAACAAACTACCAAGGGACAAAAGGGCGGAGAAGGTTATGTCAATTATGGCGAACCTAACATTAAACTTGTGCCTCGTCATCGCTGGACACCAAATTAATACCTATTGACATACCAGATAAATATTTTATCTGGATTGTATAATGACCCTAAGCCACCGCACTATCTTTAATGAAGCACCAAATCCTCATGTTGCATTTGCATTTGGGCGCATGAATCCGCCGCATTTTGGTCACGAAGGGCTTATTAAAACCCTACAAAGTGTAGCAAAAAAAGGCAGTTGGGCGTTATTTCTAAGTAAAAGCCAAGATGCCAAAAAGAATCCACTTAACTATGAACAAAAAGTTAAATGGGTTAAAGCACTTTATCCACAAACACAAGGACATCTCGTTGAAGAACCATCAATCAAAACATTCCTACAAGCAGCCGCATATCTTTATGACAAAGGTTTCCGCAGTGCCACTTTTGTGGCTGGCGAAGACGACATGGCAAGTATGCGACCAGTATTGGAACAATACAACGGCAAGCAAGTAACACATGGTTTCTATCATTTTGAGCCGCTTTCTTTTATGGAAAGCCCACGATTAACCTCCGCGACAAATGCACGTGAAGCAGCCAAAAGCGGCGATCCAGAAGCATTTGAACGTGCTACACGTGTGCCACCAAATATCACAGTAGATGGCAAGACACTTATGCAAGCAGTTCGCATTGGTATGGGACTTGGTGAAAGTGTTGAAGAAAGTATCATCACTGAAAGTTTATCAGTAGAACAACTTGCTCACATAAGTGATAAAGCACTTGATGACGCTTATCATTATGGGTTATCTACACCTAACAATAACTTTGGTTGGTTGGCAAATATTGAAAGTGCCACTGCTGCAAAGCGTATGATTGATAGTGGCATTACAGATGTAGAAGCCATTGCCAACGCTATCCACGATGGTTGGAATAAAACTGCTATGGCTGATTATATGGGCAAGTTGCAGCTAGATACGCCAACCATTCCCGATAAGAAAAAGAAGCGTTATGCTCTTGCCCAACAAACTTATGCACAGTTGCCAGAAGTAGAAAAAGAAAAAGACCGTGTAGTTGCTCGTGCTATGTTGAAGGCAATGGGTATCGTTACCGAAGCACCAGGCATTGGTGGCGATTGGGGTGATAATCCTAAACTAGTCAAACGTGGTCGCAAACCATATGAACCCAATAAGGATGATACCTATTACGGCTCTGCCCACGGCACAGACCTTGATTTATATGGTTTGCCAAAATATGAATTAGATGAAGACCTAACTCCTGACCAATGGGCAGAGTTGCGCATTACTGATCCAAAAGCCTATATGGGTAATAAGGATTATACTAATCGTCGTTGGTGGACTCTGCAGTTTAAGAAGGCTCGTGCTGCTGCCCGTGATCAAGGTGCTAATCGTTTTGAGTTTCCGCCAGGTTCTAAGAACAGTTATATGGTTGCTCCTGACTTGGCAAATGAAAATTTAGATGAAGCCGCAGAAAAATCAACCAAAGCCGAAGCCAAGTATCAGGCAATGCCTCGCAATGGTCAGCGTTGTGATTACTGCACTATGTGGCGTCCTCCGCATGGTTGTTCGGCTGTTAGTGGCAAGATTGCGGCAAATGGTTGGTGTTCATATTACAAGCGTAGTCATCGTAAAGATTTAGATGAAACTATTGAACCAAATAGCAATATGTTAGCAATAGCACAACGTCTCGAAGATTATGCTAATGAACATATTCCACACGAAGACGATGGTTTTGGTGATTTTATGTATCACGCAGAACTTATTCGCAAAGGTCATCTTGACATACATCGTGAAGATATGGTGAAGGTTCAACCACGCTATCTTCCGATTATGAAATCTATCACAAAGAATGAATTAGTATCAGAATCACAACTTGACGAAGCAGCATCACCAGTGTTGTTCCATTATACAGGCAGTGTGGGTGCAGCATTAAACATTCTTAAAAACAATGAGTTTATGTTGAGCATTTCTACTGGTAGTGTAGAAGACCAATATGCACCACGTGGTTATAACTATTTCTTATCCACAACACGCAGCAAAGTAGGTGGATATCACGAGTTTACTGGCGGCACTGCTGTTATGTTCAACCTTGATGGCAATTGGTTCAATCGTCGCTATCCAGTTAAAGCAATTGACTATTGGGCAGGATTTGATAAGCAAAAGCACAGCGAAAGCGAAGACCGTGTATTCTCACGTGAGCCAACTATACCAGCAGATGCGATTACAGCAGTTCATATCTTACTTAAAGAAGCAGGTGAGTTTGCAAGTCCAACTACTCGCCAGTTGATGATTGTAGCAAAGAAGCGTGGATTACCAACCTATCTTTACAGTGATGAAAATGCGTGGAAATTACAGGACACCAAGCGAGCAATACCAGTAAGCAAAGCCCAAGATTTAATTCGTGGTCAAAAGAAGACTGGTTATATAAGCACCTTTAATGGTAAGAAATATCTTGCTCCTTGGTTAGAACTTATCTTTAAGAAGAAACGCAGTGAGTTATCCAAAGAAGCAAATAAACTGCGTTATAGTTTAACCTATTGGAGCGGTGGTCAGTTTGCTGATGACCTTGGGTTACGTAATGAAATTACCAATGCTCGCAAACCAGGCAACAGTGGCTATGAAGCAGCAACTAAAATTATTGCAGCAATGCGCAAAATCGGTGCCAATGATGTAAAAGGTTTGCTGACATTCTTGCACAAGAAGTGGGATGCAGAAGCACAACAGCCACTTAAAAGCGACAATGATGCACAACGAGCAATTGCTAATATTCGTGCCGATAGTGCTAAAAAAGAAAGTGTTGAAGAAGCACTTGATCCAAATGAAACACACGGTTGGATTTTGCCTAATCGCAAAGTTGAATATGTTACGAAGGAAGAACATCTGGGATGGCTTTATAGTAAAGACATTGATGGATATGAAGAAGCATTTAAACTTGGATATGTGCGTTTTGCAAAAGCAACCGTTTCGTTTTTTGTTCAAGGTTTCTTGCCTGACCTTAAAAAGATGTATCGTGTATATGCACAAACTGCACTTGGATTTAAGCATATTGCAGTTGATATAATAGTTGATGAGCGAGGCAGAATTGATAACCAAATTTCATTAGACTACGAAATGCCAAAAGACAAAGCAAAGTTTATAAAGAAATTTGGACCGCAACAAAATGAACACGCTGGTTCTATCATAGGAACTGTTGGTGGCGGCAATGATTATCCTGACCGTCAAGTAGCTACATTTCCGTGGGACCGTGAGGTTGAACCAGATGAAAATGGCGCAAAAGTACAGTATCTGAATAAACAACGCAAACTTTAAAAACGGTAAATATATAAATGAGCGACAAAGACCTGATACTTGAAGAAATCCTAAATGAAGTGAATATGAGTCCGTCAGCCCTTCGTGCGGCAGTGGCAAAGATTCCCAATGCCAAGGCAGGTCTTGAATTTGAACTTATCGTCACTAATCTTGAAGAAGAGGAAGATGATGATTATGATCCATATGAGGACTTTGAATCCGAACCAGACTATGACCAAGATGAGCGTATCTCTACCGCAAGTTTCAACGCACTAGCACAAGATGTTATGCAGTTCTTTAATGGTGATCACAATAGTCGCCGTGATGTAAACCGTGCGATTGATTTGATGCGTGAAGCGTGGAGTGATTATATTGAAGGTCCGCTATGGGATAATTATACTAGCGCCCGTATTCAAGATTTTATTGACCAACGCTATGGTCGTGATTATGCTAATCAAGCAGAGTTATTTAAAGAAATTGATACGATTGATCCATATGAAGAGTTTAAATCACGATATTTCCAAACTTGGGTAGATAATCTTGAAGATGATGATAACATAGATGATTATCTTGAACAATTTTTAGAAGACAACTATGGTGGTCAATATATGAGTAATTTGGCAAGTGATAGCAGTCTTGGGCTATCTTGGCCAGTTTGGACTGAACCTGATTATTATGACCGCAGAACTCGCTCTACTGTTGATGTAGGTGATTTCCGCCGTGCTGTTGGTATGAAGACTATCAAGAGCGGCTCTTATCACGGTATTACAAAGCCAAATGATGCTTATGTTATTGAACCAGATAGCAGCTTACAACCCACTCGTGGTAAAGGTGGCGAAGGTTTAGAGTTTGTATCACCACCGCTAGATATTCCAACAATGATTGACCAAATCAATAAGGTCAAGGCGTGGGCAAAAGATGGCAATGCTTATACCAATGATAAAACTGGTCTGCATATGAACATCTCTATACTAGGTTATAAGTTAGATAAACTTGATTATGTTAAACTTGCGTTATTTTTAGGCGACAAGTATATTCTTGAAAAGTTTGGTCGTCTTGGCAACTCTTATGCTCGCAGTGCATTTGAACAGATTGCTTCATTCATTAAACAAAATCCAGAAAAGGCTAATAAAGCCGTTGATGCGATGCGTCAGAATTTAAACCTAGTAGCATCCAAACTTATTCATAGCGGTTATACTAACAAGTTTACAAGTATCAATACAAAAGATAATCGTGTAGAGTTCCGTTCTCCAGGCGGCAACTGGCTTGATATGGATACTGATGAAGTAGTGAATACGCTGCTTCGTGTTGTATATGCAATGAACATTGCTCTTGACCCAGAAGCAGAACGCAAAGAGTATCAAAAGAAATTTTCAAAGCTACTTACTGCTGATAAGAAAGATGAAACTGATACTATCAAGTATTTCACACAATTTGCAACAGGTAATATGCCTCGTTCTGCACTTATAAGTTTTGTTAAAACAGCGCAAAGCAAGCGTGATTTTGCAAAGAAAGCAAAAGCAGAAAAACCAAATGATCCGTATGCTAAACAACAGGGCGATGATACACCGTATGTTGATTATACAGGTATGGCTGGCATTACATTCCAAATTATTAGTCGTGTAACTGGCGAAGAATTAGAATCATTCGTAGTATCACCAAGACTAACTTATAGTGATGTATATGATATTGCCACACGTAAAGTGCGAGCAAGTGGTCGTTCATTTGACCTAGTAGCGTTAAAAGATACTCGTGACGGTGAAGTAAGTGATATTCTAACACGTGAGCCAATACACAACACTGTATCCCCATCAACACCATCCATACAACCAATGTATGTTATCCGCAGAGCAAACACACAACAGGCTGTATCACAGTTTCGTGCGCCAGATAATGAGCAAGCACGTGATATTGCTACACGTATGGCACGTGAATATGGTTATCGTGATAGTGATTGGTTTTTATCCCTTGCAAGTGATGATACAAATAGACCAATACCTGGTGCGGGTACACAAGCATTACAATTGCCCAGTGGTGGTGCAGCAACCTATGTTGTTGTAAACCGTAGCGATGGCACAGAATTATTAACAACACAAGCACAAAGTTTTTACGCAGCAACGCAAGCAGCCCAAAGATTTGCGCAAGAACGTAGTCTACCATTAGCAAGTATTGCTATAAGATCACCAAACAACAATAATCTATGGGATACGCAAGGTCAACTAATTCCTCAACCAAGCCCACAACCAGAACAACCTCGCCAATATACACAAGCAGAAATTGATCGTGGTTATGATATTACGGGCAATGCTATTCCAGCAAACGCAACAGCAACATCTTCTAACATTACTGCAACCGAAGGTGTAAAATACCAAATCATTGCCAGAGGTGGCGTAGTCCACGAGTTCCGTGCAGCATCACCTCGTGGTGCTGAACGCTATGCTGAATCTTGGTCAAATGAACATCTTGGTGATGAGAGTTATGAAGTTCAACTTGCTCCACGCAGCGAAAGTATTGAAGAAAGTATCCTAAATGAAATCAATATGAGTCCTACATCTCTTGAAAAATTTGCCGATACACCATTTGCCAAGAGTATGAAAGTTGGTTTTGAAACTGAAATGTATATTCCTGGTCTTGGCGGCGAAGAAGGCGAAGAGGAAGAAGAAGAGGATATGGATGCCAACGAAGAGTTTCCAAGCAGTGCATCCTATCGTGATCGTCAGCGTGATGTTATGAACTTCTTTAGTGGCAATTACAATACTCGCCGTGATGTCGAAAGTGCGTTAGATGCGTTATATGAAGCATTTAGTGAATATCAGTATGAAACCTATGATAATGAATTTGAAGGCACTGATGATTACAATGACGCAGTTCAAGAAGAATTAGGCGATACGCCTATGGGCGAAGCAAGTGAGCGAGAACTTGATGATGCCAAAGATAATGTTCGCACCGCTTGGATAGAAAACAACGAAGAATATACTTGGGGTAGATTCATAAGTCGCAATGGCATTGATGATATGTATGACTTTATGCGTTGGGTAAATCGCAATACTCGTGAATCGCTATCTTGGCCATATTATACATTTAGCAGCAGTAGAGAAGAACCAACAACAGATATTGGCGATGTTGTTGATGATTTTAGACGCAATACTGGTTATAAGGCACGAGCAAGCAGTGGTTATCATGGAGCAGATCGTGATGAAACCACTTGGATATTTGAACCAGATAGTTCGCTAGATAGCCCAAGCAACGATGGCGACGGTGGCATTGAACTTGTATCACCACCTATGAACCTAGAAGATGGTTTGGCTGCGTTAGAGAATGTATTCAGTTGGGCAAAGAGCAATGATTATTATACTAACCGCACAACTGGTTTCCATATTGGCGTGTCTATTCCACTACAAACAATGGAAAACATTGACCATCTTAAAGTAATCATGTTGCTTGGCGATGAATATGTATTAAAAGCATTTGGTCGTGCTGGCTCACGTTGGACCAAGAGTAGTTTTGACCAAGCCAAACGTGAAGTGCGTGGCAGAGCAGCCCGAAAGAATGTGCCAGCAATCCTTGACAAGATGCGTGGTGGATTGCAAGATATTGCTAAACAAGAAATCAACAAACTGTTGGTTCCTCGTGGCGACCGCTATGTTAGCGTAAACATCAAGCCAAATTATATTGAGTTCCGCAGTGCTGGTGGCAATTACTTTGAGCAATATGAAGAAATCCGCAAGACCATGTTGCGTTATGTTCGTGTTATGGCAGCAGCGGCTGATCCAGAAGATGCAAGCAGAGAATATCAAAAGAAACTGTATAAGTTTGTAAGTGCTGGTATAGGTGAAAAAGACAATACTATGCAGCTATTCGCCAAGTATACTGCTGGCGCTATTGACAAAGAACAACTTGTTAAAGAATTACGCACTGCCCAAGAGCGTCGTAAGCCTGTTGCACCACTTGGGTCTGGTCCAGTTGATGGTTTCCTAGAAGATGAAAACGGTGATCAAGTTGTAAAGATCAAGGGAACAAACCCATATGAAATGATTGAACTTGGTGTGAAGTTTGCTAACACTCGTCAGATACCATTGGGTGATACAAACCTACGTTATCCTGGTTACAGTATGGTTCGTGTGCAATATTATTCTACACACCAAACTGAAAAGGATAGTGTAACACTGGTTTATATACCTGCTGTTGATTTATACAATACGTATAGTAGTGAAATAACAAAAACCGCTGTTCCTGTTGCAGAAAAACATTGGGGTTTAAGTAAATTACCAATAGAACGTTTTGCTGTGAGAGTGCTAGACGAGTATTCGCTACAATATATGCGTGATGAAATGATGCGCATTACGTCTCGTGGTGAAGATCGTGCGCCAACACCACCACAAGCACAAGCACAGGCACAAGCCGCACCAGATAGCGATGATGAGGGCAGACAAGTTAGATATATCTTGAAATATACATCTAACGGCAACGAACTTACTAACTTTTCTACAAGTAGTCCAAGTCAAGCAAAAATATATAGTAATAATTTGGTAAGAAATAACAGTCAACTTCGCTGGGGCGGAACATTTGGCGGTGTTCGTGGTGTTGTATTGTTTAGAGTTGATCCAGATACCCAAGAACAAGAATTGTTCTACATGGGTCCAGGCGAGGCTATTGTAAATCAACCTGCTGCTGAACCTGCGCCAGCATCTAGACCTAACGTTGCAAATCCAGGTGGTCGTGGAACTTATGCTTTATTTGTTCAAAATGGGACGCAGATATCCGAAGAATTAGAATTTAATTCGTATCAAGATGCGCTGCGCCATTTCACACCGCTGGCGAATAGTTCAGGTTTCACAGGTTGGAGCGTAAAGCAACTATCATAATTAAGGCTTGACTTATCCACATAACAAGTGGTAGTATATGATATGAAAATTAATATTATGTTACAAGCAACGTATTGCAATAATCGTTGGCCACAATTAAAAATATACAATAATGGAATTGTGTTAGATGATTATCTTTGCAATCAAACCCATATAATTTTAGAATATGATGTTGTAACAAAACAAGATAATCAATTAAAATTAGAATTTTATAATAAATGCTTTGGTGATGGTGGCATATGGGATGTTAGTAATAGCGGCGAGATGAAATTAAAGTTAGTTGATTTGGCATTTGATGATGTTTCAATTGATCATTTAATTCATACATTAGAATATGAAACCAATTGGACACCAAACCAATTAATATATGAACCACAAGAAAGTATTAAAAATTATAGTAAGTATTGTAGCAATGGAATAATGTCATTTAATGGGTGTTTCATTTTTGAATACTCTATGCCAATTTATAATTTTTTGATTAATAAAAAATATAAAAAGCAATACAATTCTAATTTAGCGTATTTTAGTAATTATACAGAATCTTTTCACTATGAAACAGGCATAGATAAAATTGCAGAGATTAGAAAGATAATTAAAACGCATGACTAATATTTTAGTTTTATCAATTCCAAGAATAGAACCACATAGACCGCCGTTGGGTGTATCTATCTTAGGAACTGTATGTGAAAATGCTGGTCATAATGTTACAGTAGCAGATTTAAATATAAAATTTTTCAATCATTGTAAAACACACGGAGTTGATTACTTTAATTTTGATGACATATGGGATTCATATCGTGAAGAAACGCTTGCAGAATCAAAATTTATTGACCAATTTATTGTACAATTTATAAATGATTATAATCTTAATTCTTATGATTATATTATGCTTAGTATTTTTGGCATCAGTAATCATATTTTTGCTGAAAAATTATTAGAAAAAATAGCACCAAATCGTAATTATAAAATATTAGTGGGTGGAAGCGGTGCTTTTATTTCTCTAAAAAATTCAAATAGTATAGTTGTTGATAATTTTAAAAGCAGAAATTTAATAGATGATTATATTCGTGGCGAATGCGAAGAGTCAGTGCTGCAATATTTGCAGCATGGCAATGGCAGTGGAATTAATAACAGCAATTTCAAACAAATTTCTAATCTTGACTCTTTGCCTATACTCAGTTACAAATTTTTAAATCTTGATGAATATGATTATTTGAATAATAAAAAGAGTGTTTATATAGAAGGCAGTCGTGGTTGTGTCCGTAGCTGTACATACTGTGATGTTGTAGCTTATTGGCCAAAATATAGATTTCGTAGCGGAAAGCATATTGCAAGCGAAATTATAAAACATTACGAAACACATGGCGTAACTGATTTTTATTTTACTGATAGTTTAGTAAATGGCAGTCTAAAAGCATTTTCAGAAATGTGTAATGTGCTTGCCAATCATAATTTTACTGATAAAATTAGTTGGAGCGGACAATTTATTTTTAGAGATCGACGTAGTGTGCAGCCTGAACACTTTGAAATGATTGCCAAAGCTGGTGGTGATACTTTTTTTGTTGGAATTGAAACAGGCAGTGATCGCGTTCGCAAGGCAATGGGTAAAAATTTTTCTAATGATGATATTGAATATCAATTAGAACAATTTCATAAAAATAAACTTAAAACAACTTTCTTAATGTTTCCTGGTTATGTTACAGAAACCATTGAGGATCATAATGATACACTTAATATGTTACAAAGATGGCAAAAGTATGTTGCTAACGGTGTCATCAATGGTTTAGAACTTGGTTCGCCACTTGTTTTCCTAGAAAATAGTCCGCTTGCTCACATGATAGATGAATATAAAATTAAATTTTTAGAACTTGATAATATTTCAAACAAAAGATTTTGGATAAGAGAAGATGATCCAGAATATAATTTTATTACTCGTGTCGAGCGACAACTTGAGTTATATGAAGAAGCTGTAAAATATAACTGGCCGATTTGGAGATTTACAAGTAGAGCAGAATCTCTACTAAATTCTGTAAAAACATATTATAAAAACATCGAAAATAACGCAGAATATAAAAAATTACCTGTGATAAATTAAACTTGACTTTGTATTCAACTATGTTATAATAAAATATGACAAAATTACGGATAAATAATTTCATGCGTATAGATGAAGTCGTAAAGACTGAATTCAAGGTCTATTTGGATATGGATGGCGTACTTGCTGATTTTTTTGGCGAGTGGGCTAGACTTGACGGAAAAGACCATTATAAAGATATTGATAATCCAGAAGCAAAGCTACAACTTGTGCGAGATCATCCTACATTTTGGATAGACCTTCCCTTACTTCCTCATGCAAGGGAACTTGTTCGCACTGTCAAAGAAACATTTGGTGAATATTACATTTGTTCAACTCCACTTGCTGGCGATACTCGTAGCGAAAGTGGCAAACGTGCTTGGATTAGCATGCATTTTAGCGATATGTTGCCAAGTGGAATTGAATTAACACACAATAAAGCACAGTTTGCAACAAATGAACGTGGCGTTTCAAACATTCTTGTTGATGATTATGGTAAAAATATAGCTGCTTGGCAAATGGCTGGCGGTATTGGTATAAAATACGAAGATCAAAATTTCTCCCAAGTTAAAAAAACCTTAATTAGGTTTGCTAAAATGGGAGCACTAGCATGAGGGGACTAAGATGCGTGATTCACAATGGCTCCAAGTTACAAACTTATGGGAAGAATTCCAACAAACAACAATATACCAACAGCCTGTCAATTTAAAAAGACAGGCTTTATTTTTTCTGCGAAAAAAAATTAATAGAAAAATTACACGCAGTGATATAC